TATTCATTTACAAAGTATTCCAGCTCATAGTTTGTCTGCACACCTTCACAGAAGAAGCCTACTACATGTCCTCTGTCCCTATTGGCTATTATAATACCTACCTTCCCTAAAGCTGTATCATTAAAGTTATCCAGCACAACCACTCTGTCTCCAATTTTAAATCTTTTCATGTCATACCTCACCTGAATTTACTCTTTGAGAATACTTGCACAGGCTCTAAATATTCTGAAGATATGTACCATAAATTATAACTTGTGCTCATGTCAGCATCATACCAGCCAAAAGGACTATCCAAAGGGAAGCCAATTAAATCCCTATCCCCAAGCGCTCCTGAGCTTTTCTCTACCAGTACAGCTGTCTGACCTACCATATCCTCTTTATAGTAATACTTGTTTATTCTTACGTATTTTTCACTCATTTAAACTTGCTCCTTGTGATTGTTGTTACATTCTCTAAATATCCTAGTGAAAACCACCAACAACGATACTCAGTAGTATAGGCACTGTCATACCAGCCAATAGAACCTTCTAATGGAAATCCTACCAAGACAGACTCTCCGTCCTTCCTCAAGATAACAGCTTCCACACCTACAAACTCCCAGTCAGGGTAGTTATCTTTTATCCTTAATATCTGTTTACTCATTCTTTATACCAAAGTACAGATAATACTAGCTAAAGAATAACACATAGCTCTCTTTCTTTATAGTGTATTATCTGTAATATCCTTTCTTATTTTACTAAAGTACAATTAATGCATGCTAAAGAATATAACACAGGGAGTATTCTTTATACTGTATTATCTGTACTTTGCTATGCTGGTTTGTATCCCATTCCCAGCTCTGTCACAAGTTGTTTCAGGCTATCTAGCACATTGCCATCTTTGTATAGTGCATAGGATTTGTTACTCACAGATACCCATGACTTAAATCCTTTGCAATTTTCGATAATGTCCATTGCCTCGTCTGTGTCTCCTGAGTAGATACACATGAGGTCTTCTTTTACAAATTCACGATATACGTTATCGTCATAGTTTGCATAGTCTGAGCTTACCCAGCCCTCTGCTGTAGCTCCATAGGAAGACCGCACAGGGGCTTTTTCTGTGTATTTCCAATTCACTGTGTCCTGACCTTCTAGCCATGTTAGGAATGAAAGTAGCCCTTCTGTGTTCTTTTTGTAGGCTTCAAGGTTAATAAATTCATTCCTTGTGTGCTCATTCTCATAAGCCGCTGACAAGTTCACAATAGGTTTGTCATACTCAGGACCAAGCACGGCAACATCTGTATATGAGCCCTCAGCTAAGGTATAATATTTTTCTAGCTCTGTGAGAATTTCAGGGATTGAGTTTTCATCATATTCATAGAATACCATCTCATTCCAGAAGCCTTCATGAACTCCCCGGTCAATCTGAATGAGCATTGAGCTATCAGATAGGGCTTGCAAATCATCTTCTGTGACAATCTTATTAGAACCCACACAGCCGATTTCCTCATCAGTTGTAAAGAGTACATGAGGACGTTTCCCAGCCTCAATTACATCAAGGATAGTTTTCACTCCGCACCTATCATCAGCACCAAGGCAAGCCAGCTTTGGATTAGCTTCTGGGCTCAGTGTGATATATCGGTCAGAAATCATTAGGTCATCAACTTTTGGCGTTGCTTTTTGTCCCGTTTCCCATTGTTTTGTTGTGTAGTTATAAGACCCTGCCCCTCTGTGGGTGTTTATGGTGTCTAAATGAGCCACTAGGCACGGTTGAATGTCTTCTGAGGGTGATACCCCCAGAATGTAATAATCGGTCGCTATGACGCTGTAAGAGCGTCCTGATAGGTACTCAGGTAAGCTCTTGATTAAAGCGCCTTGTGTCATAGTTAATAATTTTTCAAAAGTGTTTGTGATTTTAGTCATTGTATTTCTCCTTTAGTTCTTTAATTCTAGCTTCAAAAATGTCTGCGGTATCATCATAGTTTGTAATAATAGACATGTCGAGGTCATGGATTACATCAGACCATTTGCTATAGCTGTCTTCCTCTAAAATTGAGGCTGTTCCAAGTGTCTTATAGTCATTAGCTCCTGACATATTAGACCAATAATTTATTTCCTCATTGTAAGCGTCCTCAAACTCTAAGCCAGACTCAAGGGTTTGTCCCAAAATTCGCTTGAAATGTTTCAGCTTACGCTTGAAAACTGTTGCAAGCAATAGGCTTGTAAAGTCATAGGCTGTATATCCTATTCTGTTTGTATGATTTCTACCTTCTGAGTACATACCAGCATGAGCAAGCTCACCATATTTAGCCTTAAAGTAAGCACGGGCTAGAGGGTTAGCCTCTTCTGTGTCTAAATCGTAGCGATATAGTTTCAAGTATTTATAGCCCATAGCTTTTAACACAAGGGCTGTTCCGTTACCAGCACAGCTCCCAGAGGTATTGCAAGAGTCTTGGAAAGCCCAATTATCTACATTATCAGGGATTGTAAAGTCTCCCATATCTAGCAGAATAACCTCATTAGGTCTTGACACCTTAGCAACACAGCCTAGCCACTGTTTAAACTCATTGAAAGCTATCAGCTCTTCATTTGTTGTGATAACTCCTGCTTTTTTAAGCTGTTTTGAGAGTTTAGGCGCTTGTGTTCCGTGCTCAATTACAATATTATTATTGCTATAATATTTTCTTAACACGTTCTGCATGTTGACCTCTAGGATTGTATTTCCGTAGTTAGGGGCTTTTAATACGTTTGTGCGGTAGTAGTCACAGAGCATACCTACATCTTCCCACTCTTCAAAGTGTTCAGACTTTTTGTAGCCCAATCTGTATGTGAACTTTAAGACCTCATCAGTCATTTTCTTTGGTAGCTTGTAGTTTAACTCGTGCTTAATACTTGTGATGTTGTCATACTTATGATAAATTAGGGCTTCTTTCAGGTTTTCAGCCCGTTTTTTCATCTTATCCTCTAGTTTTTGGAGCTCTTTCTTTAGCTCAATCCGTTTAGAGATTTTATTTTCAAAGGCTTGATACTCAGATTTAATAAATACCCATTTTTCTGTGTCATTGTTTACATCAGTAAAATAGTTACCTAATTTATCATACTGATATAGGAATAGTGCCCGATAGTCCATTCCTCTAATGTTTCCAATGTCTGAGCCTAGTTCATTAAGTGGGAAATGCTCCCCAAGCCAATACACAGCCTCTTTAGTACCCTTTGTGAGCTCTTCTGTGTACTCATCAGTGAGCATTTTATCAATCCGGGCTTCTAGTAGTTGATAAGGTTCTCTCTTCTCAAAAGAAGCATTAATAGCTTTCAGGAGTTCATCTTGCTTGTCTTCTGGTGTTTCACCTAGGAGTAACAAAAAAGCCTTCTTTACAAGAGGCTCATCTTCTAACATTTTTAAAATAGTATCTTTCATTATTTAAAATCCTTTCACATTTTAGCGTTTATATAGTGATAGAGCGGTACAGCCTTTCACTCCATATTGTCCAATCTGCTTGCCACAGGGTACAAACATTCGCCCTTGATAGCCTAATCGGTGAAGCTCTTTTGCGGTCACAAGAGAAACAATGATGTCTAGCTTTTCTAGCCTTCTGAGCTCTGATAGAGGGGTTTCTAGTCCATATCCGATAGTATTGACCGGTACACCGTGAATTTTTCCCAAATCTTTATAATAGGTCTTAAGGCGCAAAGGGGCAAATCTTCCGCTTACCCCAATACGCTTTGCAATTTTTCCGTCAGTGTGTAGAATAGTCACAGGGTGGCCCGTTAAGTTTTCAAATCTCTCGTAGATATTTTTTGTCATACTCTTCTAGTTCCTCCGCTTCCTTTTCTGTGATTTTTGAGCTATAGCCTGCTGTGTCTCCGATAGAGATTGGCAATAATACCAATCCTTTATTAGGCACACGATACATTTTTTCGTCTTCTATGACTACCTCATAGTATTTTGGCTTGGTGTCCTCTTCTCCTAAGATAGTATAGCCTTCTACTAGAAGGGTAGCTAGAGCCATGAATTTTGAGACCCCTAGAGTCTCTGAGATAGCGTTTAGCTCCCGGTCAATAGGTTTATCCTGACCCTTGCCAAACTCGCTGAAAAGCTCTGCTAGACGCCCTCTAAAGCGTCCTTGTTCCTTGACCTCTCCCAGCCATGCTGAAAGTTCCTTACTAATTGATTGTACCATATTTTTATACTCCTTTCATTATGGTATTATATATAAGTATCATGATAATGAAAACTACTATAATATTTTGGGCTGTAATGATTGCCCTTAAGTCCTCATCAGTTTTAAGAAAAAGCCTCCAAAATAGAAGACTTAGAAAACTATACATTAGGTACACAGCGTATAGAAAAGGCGCTAGGAAGATAAGCAAGATAGCTATACAACCTAACACCATTGATAATAATGCGCCTATAATCTCACCCCCTTAGTATTCTACAATATCGTAGAAGTTCTCAACACAATCGCTATTGCAAAAGTGTTTATAACTTTCTGTTTCAACATAGTTCCGGCTACAGTGCACAGGGTTACCACAGTATGGGCACTCATCGAGGTTGTTATCATCTCCATATACCCAGCTATCAATGTTTTCAGCATATACGGCTCTGTCTCGGATGATGTGCTCTTCGTATTCCTCAGAGTAAATGACTCCGTCTTCATCTACCCAGTCACCACTTTCAGTGTAAATCAATCCTTCTTCCTCCAAATTAAGTTCATTTAAATCTTTAAACTTTACAGCTCCAAAGCCAAACTCAGGGCTATAGTATTTGCGCACACTATTGCAAGCAAAGTTAGACCAGAAGCCATCACAGTTTACAAGGTTTCCCACCTCTTCTGTGGTATATTCGATTGTTTCCCATTTAACCCCATAGTGCACAAGCAAGAGGGCTAGAGGGGCGCTGTATTCTCCGTGGTTACTTACCCGATACCAATCGGCAACACAGAAGCCCTTAACTTGGCTAAAGTAGTAAAACCGTCCTGTAGGTTCGCCGTCAGTGTTATAGATATAGCAATATCTTGAGCCCTCATAGGTTGCTAGGGCTGTACTTGTGATATTTCCGCACCCATCAGTATTATTGCATGAGCCATCAAAAGCCCATTCATCTTGTTCATCATAGGTCGGTAAATCGGCTGAGAACTTAACTCCAAACTCATAGTCATAGGGGTTACCTTCATAGAGATTTAAATAGTCAGCGTCTGTATATAGCCCGATAAGTTCGGTTACAGCTTCACCCCAAAACTTAATTTCAAGGTCTGATACCTCTATTTTTAGCTTGCGTAACTGTTTAGCAAGTTTAGGCTTATTTTCGCCTAACTCGATTGTCTCTGTGCCAAAGTAGCCGTTCAAAAGTCCATTGATTGTTAAAGTTTCCATGATATTTACCTCTTTTAAGTTGATTATTGAGAGAATACCTCTCATCGATTTTAAATTATTGAAATGTTATTGCGGTATCATTTGCCCCTTCTGTGAGGCTGTATAGGTTTCGTAGTCTGTAGGTACATTGAGAAGCTCCCCATTGTCTCCTACAACCTGTAGAAAGTAGTTGCCTTGTTGGCTAAATTTAGCCATTATCTGCCCTGTGTGAGGCTGAGACTGAGAATAGCCCCAGAGACACAGGAGAAGGGCTACAGTGAGCCCTGAGAGTAGTTTTGTCATTTGTCCACCTCTTCTAGTAGAGGCATGAACTCAATATAGTTACGGTCAAGATATGCACAGGAGGGATAGTCTGCGCCTGCTTCTCCTGTGATGAGTTCTGCGTTCATAAAGTCACTAATGAGCATGTATAGTTCAGCGTTAGTGTCTTTGTAAAGGTCAATGAACATAGTCAGAACCTTTTCATCTAGGAAGGTTAGGGAAATGTCTCCCTTGTCAAAGCTGATTTGAACAGTCAGGGATGTTCTTGTGATTTTAATTGATTTTGTCATAGTGCATGACTCCTTTTAATTATAGTGCCCTTGTGTTCGGGCTATGACTCTAGGAACTGTTACACTCCTAAAGCCTGATATATTTCGGTTGCATATTTATTATTTTAGATAGTGCCTGCGTACTCGTTCGGACTGTTAGTCTTTAACCCTACAGACACAGCGGTTTTATTGATATATAATATTATTTCGTTCGTGAGCTAGTGCCTGCTGGCTCTATTATTTAACGTCTGAGCAAGGGGCTTGATGTCGGTAAGTAGTGACTATCTCATTGTTTAATAGTGATAGCACAGGAGGCTATATATTCAAACTGATAGTGTATCTTGCCTAGTCAGTGGCTACCCTTGCTATAGGTGATATAGTTGAGCCTTAGCTTATGGCACTAGCTAATAAGTTATTAGTTCGGATGGCTTGCTTTTCACTTAGTGCGCCTTTGCACTGGCTAAGCGGTCATCAGGTAGGCTATCCTACCTTCTCGCCTAGTTACCTCTTCCGGTCGCCTCTGAGCTACTCCAGCAAGTCTTTGCAAGTCTTTCAGTAGGGCGCTTGTTCTCCCTTGTCTTTATTTAGTTTTCACAGAGCTAGATAGTAGCAGGATAGCCTGCGGTAGTCGGTAACTCTTGTAACCTTTCCTTATCTTTATGATACTAGTATATCATCTTCTAACCTCTTTGTCAACAACTTTTATAGATTTTATATATAGTTAATAGCTATTAGTTGATATAGTTTTTAACTATAGTGGATGGCAACTGTCCTAGGATAGATTGGACGGATTTTTTCGGGCGATATGGGAAGTTTAAAGGTTACATGGAAAACTATCTTTTTCTCTCACTTTCTATCATCTTCTTCCTCATATATCCTACCACCCTACCTAACATTTTTCCATGTCGCCTCATATAAATTACTACTATAGCACCTTACCCTTTACTTTTTAGTAAAAAGAAGTGGTATATTTTTCCTTGGTTAAAAAGGGTTAAAGAAAAAGGTCGATTAAAAAGGGGGAGGGTATGGGTGGGAGGCCGATTTGCTCATCTACCATTCAAAAATTTTTAGTACTAAAATATTATAGTATATACCAATCACTTCCCTCTACCATACCCAATTAAAAAATGAACTACATTTCTCCATGTCCCAATTTCCTCATTCACCATTCAAATTATTTCCATATTTGTATTATTTGATTTAATTCGTATACTTTGATTTAATTCGTATTTCTATGTCCCATGCCTTGAGCTATAAGTATTTGTATAATTCGACTTAATTCGTATTTTTAATTCTGTGTATTCTACTGTATGAATGGGTATACGAAGTATGCCCATGAGTACTAGTAGAATATTATTCTCTGTGAGTGTAACGAGCTGAGAGAATAATCCTATCTTTGGTACTAAATGACTCTATCTCTTCTCTAATGAGCTCATATAAGGCTCTATTTTATTTCCCTAGTACAATACCCTCTGAGCTATATAAAATCGAATATAGGGCTTTATATGAGCTCTGAGAAGCCACTACTCTATTACTCTAATAAGACACAGAAGACTCTCTAGTATTATACAAGGCTCTCTTATGCCCTAAACAATCACACAGGGGAATTATATGTGTATAAGAATGACCTCCTCCTCTCTCCAGGGCTCTGATAATGACACAGGGCTGTATATTACTTAGTGAAATAATACTACGAGCTCTGCGAGGAGTATTATGAGCTTAGTAATATAACAAAGACAACGAGCCCTGCGAGGAAGTCTGCGTTAGTCTTCCAAAGATAACCTTCCACGGAGTCGCTAGACGAAGTTGAAGGGTTATCCTGTGCCCTTATTATGGTACTAAAATAACCTCCAATTTTTCAAAATGAATATAGTATAATTTATTTATAGATATTTTAGTATAATATTAAATTTGTGCATTCTCTATGATTACCCTGTGGATAACTCTTATAAAGCCCGTCACTAAGCCATTTCACAATTTCACAATGTTACCAAAAAGTCACATAACTCAATTTTGTAATTTATTTGTAACAAAAACTGTGGATAACTACCCATTTCTGTGGATAACTTGAAGGATATTATAGCATAATAAATTAGTTTAAGAAAAGTTATGTAACATTTTTAAGAAAAACTGATACTATTCTACTGTCCTCTACATATACTTTATACCTAGTTACATAGATTTATTACTCATTTATCTATCTAACTATAATATTTACCTCTTTATCCTACTAAATTTACTGATTTTATGCATAATTTTGGATATTTCGTGAATAAAGTGGGGGTAAAATGCATAAAATAAAAAGTGTAGTGTCTGAGTTGACAAAATGCCCAAAAATCGTTATACTTGCAGTATCAGTGCGGCGGTGTTGTATCATGTGGGAGGTATATAAATTATACTAATGAATATGATACTAATAATATGCATAATTAATATTCATTTATATAATATATAATTCTTAGTGAATAAACATAGCCTCGCTATGTTTATGAGCTTAGAATTATATTATCTACCCTGAGTGTAACGAAGGAGTAGATAATAGGTGATAGGGTATTGAGTAATAAAATAGGACCTGTGATAGGTCCTTTTATATATACTCAATTTTAAGGTATCTCACTGTGTCATCAAAGTCCTCAATGAACTCCTTAGATATTCTTTCCTTGGTAGCTTTATCCTTGAAGTTATCTCTAAAGGCTTCCATATTCCTAGAGCCTAGCACCTCAGCATGAGACACCCCATAGTATTCCACAAGCCAGTTAGATAATTCATCTATCTCCTCTGTGCTACGTTTCCACCACCAGAACCACTGTGTATGAGAGAGTCCAAAGTGAGCCTGTGCCTTCTTAATGTTCCCGAATAACCTTTTCACAGCCTTTGAGGCGTCAGCCCTTAGCATAGGATTATAAATAAATTCACCATATTCACTGTGAAGCTCAAAGTATTCCTTCAAATAGTTCTCATAGCCCTTGAACCATTCAGTAGGACCTGAAATATTATACTTCTTATACCACAGGTACAATAATCCTCCCTTAATGAATGTCTTGCCTGTCTGATACATATACACAGAGGCCATGTCCATCTCCCAGAATGGGACATCAGGGAAGAATTTCTGGATATTTATATGGTCTCCGTCAAGATACACCTCAGAACGCACATATTCGGCCATTCTGCTGTAGTAAACGGACAGTGTGGTACTTTCCCCTAGGATTTCAAATAACGCCGCTGTGGACTTGCTAGAGACCTTTAATGAGCCTGTGCCTGCCATGATGTATTTGTGAACGTTGGCTGTACTTCCAAATGACCTAGCCAGCTTCTTGTTCAATCCCTTTAGCATTTCTCTTAGGGACTCATTCAGGTTCTCTATGTAGGTCACAGAGATTTCCTTACCTAGGCGCTTTGTGTAGTAATCTTGGAACTGCTGTCGTCCTGACTCTATGAGCTCCTCTAAGTCAAACTTCCCTGTGCCATATAAATTAAATAAGAACTCAGCCGTCACAGGGGAGACTAGTCTGTTCTTTCTTGAAACTTCTTGTGATTTAATATCTGAGAAAATATATTTCATTTTCCTTACCTCCATGTAAATATTGTAGCATATTTGGTTAGGAGTTTCAATAGAGAAACGGTAGAAAAAGTAAAGTACAGATAATACAAGGTAAAGAAAGGCACAGAGTATTTATTCTTTATAGTGTATTATCTGTACTTTGGTAAAATATCCTTAGTAAAGTACAATTAATGCAATATAAAGAATAACACAGAGCTATATTTCTTTAATATGCATTATCTGTACTTTGCAAGCAAAGTTCAGATAATAGCATATCAGAAAATTAGAACACAGGGAGAGGAAGGGCTAATCACCTCTGTGTCATATCTAAGGCTCTCTTGTGTAATTTCTTAGAGCTCTCTGTGACCTTTCCTATAGCTCTGTAGTAAAGTACAGATAATACACTATAAAGAATAAGCTCTAAGAGCTATGTGTATTTCTTTAACTTGTATTATCTGTACTTTGCTAAAAAGTGAGATTTTTAGTTGCACTCCCCTGTGACTTATGGTATTATAGATACATAGCTCAGGAGGAAGTATGTTACTCAGTTTAGACATTTCGACACGTTCAACAGGATACGCCATTCTTGACCACAACGGAAAAGTGGTTACCCATAATGTTATCTCCCCTCGCAACGATAGTTACCTAGAACGTGCACAGGAAATGGCTGAGCAAGTAAGGCTTCTTCTTCATAGCTACCCAATAAAACGGGTAATTATAGAAGAGCTTAAAGTTCTCAAAAATCAGAAGACCCTTGTGTGTTTGGCTATAACACAGGGAGTGATTATTAGAGAGCTTAATGATTTAGCTATCAACTTTGTTGGTCCTTCGGTCTGGCGCAAGTTATTTAAGTTATCTGGTCTCAAGCGAGCCGAGGCTAAGAAACATGCAATAAGCTTGTGCAGACGGAAGGGGCATGATGTAATCTGTGATGACGACGCAGAAGCGATACTGATTGGAGAATATTTTTATGAAAGTACAAGTAGTGACATCTACAAAAACTTACGAAGTACCAGAAGGGCTACTGCCAAAAGTAGAGCAAAATAATTCTGAGAAAGTGCTTCGTGTGAATTTATCTGACACAGAAGAGCTTGTGTGTTACAGCTTGCAGATGTATGAGCTAAAAGATGGAGTCCTCAGTTACTACTGTGTTCCCTCAAACATTATTTACGAAGAAGGGAAACCTTTGGAGTATAAAATACAATCGTTATTAGGCATGGGGTAGGAAGACTTTTGCTATAAACCTTTTCATATTACCTTTCTATAACCTTTCTATTACTACCAGACCTACCCCAGCTGGTTTTGTGCGTATATCCAAGTGGCTTAAGGAGTCTGGCCGCAACCCAGATAGTCGGGGGTTCAAATCCCTCTACGCACTTTGCCCTTTGTGGCAATGTATTTCATATATCTCCTGTATCGTTAGCCTGTGTGATTGTAAAAGGTCACATGGGCATAGGAGCAAATCACCTAATTATCAAACACACAGTGTTATACTATACATACGTTGCTCCGAAGAGTCCCATAGTGCTATCACTGTGGGATTTGTTTTAGAAGAAAGAGGTTATTATGGCTAAGAAATCAGAGAAAAGACTTTACTCAGATGAAATGCGTGAGCTGAGCTTTGCCTCCTTTGAGGATTTAAAGGCTTATGCTATCCGTTGGGGTCTTGAGGAATATGATGAGGACATTGTTAAGGCTTTCGGTCTTAAGCGCTTTGCAGAAATTCCTCCAGCTACGCCAATGCGGATTAACGCTTTGAAGCAGATTTTTGAAAGTATTGAAAATGGCACAGCACGTATTGAGTGGGCTAACCGTATCGAAGGTAAACCTACACAAACCACTGTGAACCTGAACCGGGAAACCGAGAGTATTGAGGAGCTTGAGCGCTACACCAGTGCTCGTCTTGATAAATTATTTGAGGACTTGTAATGGCAAATTCACAGGACAAGATATTCATCAGGAACTATGATGATTTTAAAGCAAGGCTTAGTGAGTATGTTAATCGTGTGATTAACGAAGTTCCTAGCGACAACTTTGAAGAAGCTTTAATAGGTTATCTTGTGGACCTTTACACTGATTCATTTTATGAGGAGCTTGAATATATCCTTAATGAACTTGGACTAGAGCTTGATGAGGTTGAGTATCGTAATGCACAGAATAGTATCAATCAATCAGGCTTTGCCAGAAGTAATTACACACGTCTAAAAGAGATTTTTGCCAGTAGGAAAGCTGATATTCTAAGTATTAGAGACGAAGTGGTTGCTGAAAAAGGTGTACTAGACCAAGAAGAGATTGATAGAAGGATAGTACCAATTATCGAGCTTATCTCTGTGTCAGAGGTTCATATGGCTATTGAGAAAGCCTCAGTAGAGACTGCCAAGGTACTTCACCATATCACAGGAGAGGTCATCTACAAGCGGTGGAACTCTGTGAATGATGAGCGGACTTGTCCTATTTGTAGTCTTCTTGATGGGACTAGAGTTCCTGTGGGAATTTCCTTCATTGAGGGACTTGACCCGGAAGACGACGCCTATGACGTTGCTGTGAATTACTTAAGTTATACAGGAGGAGACTTTAGCTATGCCCACCCAAGATGTAGATGTTGGCTCACCTATGAAAAAGAGGAAGTTACTCTCTAATAGGGAAAAGCTAAGCATACTGCTGGACACTGTGACTCCTAAGGAGAAGCTAAAGAAGGCAGTAAAAGGGTATATACCAAAACACTTTAAGAGAAATAGTATTAGAGAGACTAAGGGCTTTGAAAAAGAGCTTGAATATTATAAATTAGGCTTCCGTACAGCCCTATCAAGGTTTAATATCGAGCTATGGTGGTCACAGGCTGTGCAATTTGGAGCTTTCCTGAGTGGAGACTATAAGACAGGCTACTGTGTGGCTACTCCTCGTTATGGTAAGTCCTTCCTGTGTGGAATTATGAGTAATAATTTTGCATTTTCAGGGCAGAACTGCTATGCTGTAGGGTCTACCAATGAGTATTCAGGAATTATTATCCAACACGCCAGAGAAATTCTAGTAAATGCTCACCCCTCTGTGAAAGAGATGTTGAGTATGGACGAAAACGATGTATCTGCTGTTGATAGACGGCTAAAGCGTGGTTTGAGCTCATTTTCTAGTGAAGGATTTAGCTTCCGTAACGGAGGAAAGCTAGAAGGACTTTCTGCTGGTAGTAACTTTACAGACCCATCTAAAATCCATGTAATCGGACGTGGAGGGAATATGTTTGGAGACGAAGCCAGCGATATTTCACCTCTTGCTCTAGGGCACATGGCACGTCGGGAGTTTGAAAGTGACACAGGTGAGAAGCTCATCATGTATCTAATCTCAAACCCACGGTCACTGAACAGCTTCTTTGACTTTATGACCAAGGAAGAGTTAGCAGATGATGAGTTTGTCATGTGGTTAGACGTAGTAACCGCCATGGAAGAGGGCTCAATTAACTACACAAAAGACCAGCTCATGAAGTCAGGTTTTACAATCACAGAGGACTCTATTAGAGAAAACCTTCTGTGTGAGTTTCCTGTGGAGCGGTCTAACTTCTTTGACGCTCAGCCTGATATTCTTGAAGAGTTTAATTCCCTTAACCCTGACCTTGAGTGGTTTCTTGGTGTGGATAGTGCCTACAAGGGCGCTGACAGTATTCAAGTTACCCTGTCTTGTATAGGCAAAGAAGGTCACATAACCGCTGTGGATACCACGGATATTAAGCCTAAGGAATGGATTGATGGTATCACAGCTAGAGACGTTGTTAATAAGATTATTACAATAGCCAATCAGTTTAAAGTAAGGGCTATAGCTATTGACTCAGGAGGAGGAGCTCACATTGTTCAGCCTCTCAAGATGGCTAGGCTCTCTGGTAAACTAAAGGCTTATGTGTATGATATAGACTTCGGTGGTAAGGTCACAGAGGCTAAGAAGATAGCCCATGACCCTAGTGCCGAGTATGCCTTTAATAAGCGTGTGGAAATGCACCTTATGTTACGAGGAATGATGGAGGCACAGCGTGTGTCCTTCATGACAAAAGTCTGGGATGGGATTGCAAGGCAGATGTCCTTTGTTGCAGAAATTCAGCGACCAGAAGATAGGCTTGTGAAACTTAGACCTAAATCTGAGATTAAGAAGCTAATTCACCAGTCACCAGACGAACTTGATAGTGTTCTATTGGCTATACACGCCATAGAGCTATTCTATTTGGAGGACCACTAATAAATGGGAAGAAAGAGAAAGAATAAGAAAGTACAGAAGCCTCAGCAAGCACAGCTGAGCCGGAGGACCCCTGAGGAGCTTGAAGGCGTAGAAGCCATGGATAAGTTCTTTAATTCCGCTGTGGAAGACCGATTGCTCTATACTTCTAGTGGCTATCGTGAAATGCCTATTGGAAAAGACCTTAAGACCATTGAAAAGCTTGCTTTGAGCCTTCCTGATGTAGATTATATCCTTGACAGCATGGTATACTACATGTTCACTAACCGCCTGACAACGAAGGACGAGGAGAAAGATAAGCTACTCCATAAATATTTACAGGAAACCAACTTTAATGGTCAGCGTAATATTGATGTCCTGCAAGGTGTAGCCAAGGGTTATCGGAAATATGGCTACTATGGGCTATATAATTCAGGTCAAGGTCTTGTAGGAGTTCACCCTAAGGATATTCTTGCAATAACAATACCTTACCCTGAGCACCCTGTGTTGACCCAGACATTGAGCTATGTAATTAAGCGTACAGATGACGCACATGCCATTGTAGACCATATCACAGGATATAGTAAAGGCTATACAAATCTTGACGTTGAAGCTTATATGGATTTGTTACAAAACCCAGAAAAGTACAAGGACGATTTGCTCCTTGTGACTGAGGATAATTTCGCCTGTGTCAAGCTGGATACTTCTAAGGTATTTGGTATCAGTCCGCTACTTAAGGACCGTAAGCGTGTGCAGTTGTTGTTGAACATTCTTGATAGAATGAACTATGACATTGCTCGAAACGGTATTGGTACGATTGCCCTACAAGCAAAGGATAGTATCATTGATAGTATTGAAGAGGGTGAAGCAGAAGGATTTGTTCCTAGTGCTGGTCAGCTTCTTGATATGGGACGTACTGCTAAAAAGGAACGTGCTGACAAGATTGCCAAGGACATGGAGGACATTTCACAGAAGCTATCAGAGACAGAATACAATGACGCTATTGTGTACTCTAGTAAGTTTGAGAACCTGCTCCAGCTGACACGTGATACCAAGGCTGTGGACTTCCTAGATTATTTGTCACTGTATGCCTCATCTATCGTGGCTCAAATGTTCGGAGTACCTGCAAGGCTATTTGACCTCGGTAAGACAGTATCAAATATTGGTACACACAGTATTATTGACAACTCAATGAAGAACAATATTATCCCTATGCGGACACACTTCATTGGTCAATGCTCACGTCTAATTGAGAACGCTGTGGGACTTAATCACCATGAGCAAGATATTACTTTTGCAAGTTATGAGTTCTCTAAGGACTACAACTATAGCAATGACATGACAATTCTTGAAGTTTATGATAGACTTAAGGAAATCGACCCAGAGAAAGCGGAAGCTTATCTGGATAAAAACTTAATTATTTAAGGAGATATAAAATGCCTAGAAAGAAAGTTACTGTTGAAGATTTGAATGAAGCTTTTGTAGAAGCTGTTCATGATGATACTCCAATGGCTGTGGCTACTAACTCAGGTAAGGTAGTTAGTGGAGATACACGGAGAGTTGGAGAGGCACGTAAGGTAGACTATGAGCTTGAGTTCTGGTTGCCTGTGCCTGAGGATTTTGACCCAGCAGGTTCTGACTTGGAGCTTGTGATGGGAGGAACAGCTTATGTGCAACGAGTTGAGGCTAAACAGCGCTTTATCTCAGCACGTATTGGACGACGTGTCCGTAACTATGCCTCACGTGTGGCTATTGCCTTCACTAATTTTAAGGAAGATGGCTCTACAGAGGTTTACACAGCTGAGGACTTCTTCAAGCTGTATGAAATTTTTGATGATAATGTCATTGAAGCCTGTGAAAATATTATTGTAGAGGTGCTAGGAGTTTCTACCAACCTCATTCAATATATCACAGATGAGTCAATGATGGAGAACGTCCTGAAAATTATGCAGAACAATCCCAGCTTTTTTCAGACAAATTAGTTATCTGATTAACTACGGCTGGGCACTAACCTGTGGTATTATTCAAGAGAGAGAAGAGTGGAGAGGGCTTGCATATGATGATGTAATCCCTGTGCCACTCGATGAGATAGATGAGCAGGTTCTTGTCTTGACCAAGGAATATAATATCCCTTATTTAACTCTCATGGACGATACAACTTACACAGATATTGGTGTATTATATGCTAAGGTTGCCAACTCTAAGGCTTTTGAGGCTTATAGCCAGTACATCAGCCTAGATGAGAAGGGAAGGGCAGACCATGTGAAAGACTATGGAGAGCCTAAGCCTTATGAATATGAGGTAATCACTGCTGAAATGCAGGAACGATATGCGGAACAGCAACAAAATGAGTTGCAAAAGATGTATAAGAGACAAAGGAGTATTTGATGTCTTCAATTATTACAGATGTGTTAGGATTTATTGAGGAAAAACGAGGAGCTATTAAGCCTGAGTATGTTCGTAACGGTAAGCCTGTTTACACACTACGAAACTATGCTGATATGACTGACCTTGACGCTGATGTGTTACTTAACGGAGGTCAATTTAACTTAGCGGAGAAAGTACCTACATTTGGACGTGGAGGAAACTTGCTTCGCACACCACGCACTTCCTACGCTGTGAACGTAGAGATTGCATTTGATAATCGTGTGAAAATTGAGAAACACACAGACGCTAAAGGTAAGGAGAGTGATGTTTATGTCTTTGTTGTTGACCAACGAGCTCTTATGGACCAATCTTCTGGACATACCTACGCTAACTTCGTTGTTGGTTATATTATAGGTCCAGACGCTAAGGGCAAACCAGAGGTTAAGGGTACTAAGCACATCAAAGAAGATGAGTTTGTGAATGACTATGACCAGACATTTGACCCATCTTCCATGGAAGAAATTATGGAGCTTATTAACAAGTACCGCCTACAACATGGTACAGCAAAAGTTATTGAAGAATTGAAATTCAATAAATAGTTAAAATAAAAGTGCAGTGTGCGGTTTGACTTACTGTGCTTTTTTTGATATAACTAGGTAGACAATTATTAAGGAGGACAGACATGGTACGCAAGTATAAAACTACTACTGTTAAGCCATCTGCACCAAAACTAACTCCCTCAAAGGAAAACAAAATCAAAGTCGCAATTATGAACCTAAAACTTACTGTGGGTTCACAAGAAATGACTTTCAAATCACCTTTGGCTGAGCAAATTTTGGCAAAGGTTAAGCACATTATTGTGGGACGTGAACAGGTTCAGTATTTTGATAAAGCTGATAACAAGTTCAAGTCATTTACTTATTGCTGTGGTGACAAGTATGAAGTTTCCTTCACTACAGAAGAGCGCACTCTTCAAACAACTGAAGTAGACTGCTACAAGTTCCCAATTACTTACGAAGGAGATAAGTAATGAACGAGACAATCGAAGTAGGAATGTCCTATGATGAGTATTTGGCTCAAATTCGTGCTGAACAGTTCGGCTGGGAAGTAGAAGAGATTACATCAATCTCTGATAGCGACCTAACTAAGCCTGCTGTAGAACAAGAAGCCCCTGTGGAAGAGGTTCATTATGAAGCACCAGCTGTGGAGGAAACTCCTGCTGTAGAAGAGCCTGCTCCAGTAGAGACACTTCCTGAGGAAGAAGAGGAGTTAGATGAAGTTTAGAGTTTCACGATTTTTGAAGCGTGACTTGGTAGTTCGTGTGAATTTCACAAAGGACGGCTACATTCAAAGTAACCGTAAATTGTTTGAGTTCTACCCATCTGGTAAAGCAGATGATGAAGGCTGGTATGAAACTACTGATGAAGTTTTATTGGATAGCCTGAGAGGACTTACTGAGCAGTTACCTTACACGCCAGAGGCAGAAGCAGGTCTTAAAAAAGATGGGGTTTCTTATGAATACGCCTACTGTGCAAGCTGTGGGGGTCACAAAGTTCGTAAACTTGAATACCATCTATTTGAGGTGACTGAATAATGCCAGTTTATTCTAAGATAGCCAAGAAAATTCAGAATGAGATAGACACTTACCTCATGAACAAGGATTTGCTTGACGGCTATATTAATTTGAGTAAGACTGATAAGCACAAAGAGTCATTTTCTGTGAATAAGAATTATGACGGTGAGGACGGATACATGACCCTCTTATCTGAGGGCTCTGTCCTATTCCCTGATGGTTCTATTCGTCTTTATCTTGCTAAGGGAACACTACAGAAGTGGTATGACAGCATTGATGAAGAGTACGAAGGTTATGTAACGGTTGGACATGTAGATACTAATAGCTTCCCTGTGCGACAAGGCTACTTCCGTAAGGAAGACTTAAGGATTATCACAGACGACAAAGGACGCTCAGATTTACTTGTAAAACCTCATGTGAACACAGAGCTTAGCCAGATTAAGGACCTTATCATTCAAGATGAGCCCTTTGCTATTTCATCTGAGTTTAGCTGGACTTTCAAGGACATTAAGCCTGAGGAAGTCGCTGAGTACACGAAACTGACCAAGTATAATGCACAGTTTACTGACGAACCTGTGCCTATCACTGATAATATACACATTACAGGATTTTCATTTGTAGGAAATCCCGGAAATGCAAAGAGCGGAGGCTATGAGCCCTCTGTGTATTTGAAACAAGAGAAGGAGCTAGAGTTGGATAAAGAAAACACTTTAGATAAAATCCTTGCTTACTTCAATGGAACATCTCAGGAAGAAACTCCTGTGCCAGAAAAGGTAGAGGAAGTTGTAGAAGAACCTAAAGCTGAGGAAGTTAAAGAAGAAGTTGAAGCTAAGGAAGCTGAGCAAGAAGATAAAGTTGCTGAGCAAGAAGTAGAAGTGAAGGAAGAGTCTTTGGATAAGCAAACAGCTGAATTGCTGGAAAATGCTACTAAAGAAATTCTCTCACTTAAGGCTGAGGTTGAAAAACTTAAAGCTGAAAAGGAAGCACTTGAGCAAGAGAAAGCTGAGTCACAGAGCGCTATTAAAGAGCGTATGGAAACACTTTCAGCGTTGCTATCTAAGGCTTCTGTTGAAGCCCCTGTGATTAAAGAGCAGGAAGAGAAATTAGAGCAGTCTACAGGTCTGCGTAAACGTTTTGGAGGAAAATAACTAATGGAAAAGTTGACAAGTTTTGACATTGTTCTTAAGGAAGCTATTGACTATCTTTACGATAATTCTAAAGTAGCTCTTGCTAACCTTGAGTCAATGGCACGTGACGCAGGCGCTAACTTTAAGCCACAAGCACCATTCCATAAAGACGGAGAAATTCCTTTTGGTATCTCCCGTGACTGGTCTAAAGCTCAGCCAAGCCTTCGTGAAGTAGGTATGGAAGATGAGCTGGTATCAGACTTGCTTAAACGCTTTGAGCAAGCTAACCTTGGTACTTTGCGTCGAGCTAAAAATGGCGATTGGATTATGGAGTCCCTGACATGGGGTACAGAAGCTCCAGACTTCTCTGGTGATACTGGTGATAGCTGTTGCTTCACTGAGAAGTTCACTATGAAAGCAACTGGTGACGCTACACCTGTTCGCTACCTGTGCTTCAAGGACTGTGAAAACCGTCTTGACCGTATGATGAAGGACAAAGTACACTTCAAGCAAGGTGACTTGATTAACAAGTTCCAAAAACTTGGAATGAGCTATGCAGAAGCAGAAGCTTTCATGGCTTGGTACACATTTGCGTTTATCGTACAACGCCATATCGTACAAGGATTGCTCTCTTACAAGGGTAATGGCTTACGTCCATTCCACGGTGTAGCTGAAATGATGACCCATCCGGGTATCACTCCTATTGACGCTGCCGGCTCTGTAATCGGTGCTTTCCGTCAAGTAGCTTGCTACCTTGATGTACTCCAATCACAAAATTCTAACTACAAGATTTATGTTCACCCATTGACTTTGCGTGGAATTAAATCAGAAATCAAACCGGGCAAGGACGCTCAACTGCCAGAAGGCTGGGCTATCAATGGTGACACTGTGACATTCCGTGGCATTAAGTTCGGTACTTCTTATCACATGCCTTATGACAATGAAGTCAGCATGACTGGTGAAGCTTATGTCCTTGACTTGAACCGTGTAGAAGCCTTGACACAACACGACTTGTTCGTACCTCAAGACTCTATCCGCACTGTGACATCAGAAGATGATACTCAAGCAGGCTGTGAAGTAATCTGTGACAAGTATGAAAACTTTGGTTTGGTATATACCAATTCACCAGTATCTCACTTGTTGATTGCTAACATTCCACTTGACCAACAATGCCCTGCCGTTGTATTTGAACGTATCCAAGGTCTGCTTACAGGTCTTAATCCGTTCCCAATGGCTACTATCAAGGCTGAGGCTTAATTAAAGGAGGTTGGCAATGGCTGATAACAAAGAGCTTCAAATTGAGCTTGTAAAGGTCACTGAGGAGCTAAAGAAACATTGCCAATGCTTCGACTGCAATGATGGTGCAGACATTCAGGAATATGTGGGTAAGTTCCTTCGGGTTCTTGCCCAAATGTTCTGTTGGGTTGATAAAACCTGTGCAACCATACTAAAGACAGCTCGTGAGGAAATCATTAAGCTTGGGAATTATGAAATCTGTGAATGTAAGGCTATATTTGAATTTAAGCCTTATTATTTTAAAGGTTTTGACCCAAGCACAGTAAAGCTGTTTTTACACAAGAGACAAGGGCTTTCTCGTGAAGTAATTGAGCTTGACAGAACTAAGTGGAGTTGGGATAGTATTGATGAGACTATTCTCATTGATATGACCGAACAAATCAACCCTTGTTGTCAATGTGATACCTCATGCCAATGTGAGACTACCTACAAGCTTGTAGCACGGTATGAGGCTGGTTACACAGCTGAAACGTTACCTCTGTGTGTTTATGAGGCTATGTGTCACTTCTTGCAAGTATTCATTGCTTATCAGAACAACTGTGGAAGCTTGGACGATTGTTCTAAGATGGACCGGTTGGCTGTAGGCTCTGTGCTTAAGAGTAAATCCGTGGACTACCTGATTAGGACATGGGACGTTGATACAGCAAGTCTTGAGTATATTTACACTAAGTTAATCAACCGTTGGGCACTACAAAGTTTGAGCATGCTGTCCCTGTGTCAGTATGAGAACACAAGCGTATTTATTGCAGTAGGAAAGGCAAGAAAGCATGAAAGTAAGGTATCTAGGGGAGTACACAAGAGAGGCTAGAAGTTATGGCTGTTCTCGCTGTGGAACTTCTACTACTCATTCATCTAATGAGGTCTATAAAACAGAATACCGTATGTACTATGAAGGACGATTGTTCGTCTTTAGAAAGGGAGAAGCTCAAGAAGTGGCTGATGATATTCAAGGACGCTATCTGCTTAACCTGAAACATAGAGACAAGGACGGAGCTGTTAAGCCTTCCTTTGAGGAGGTAAATGATGGGGCTTCCCAAGAATAATAAAGAAGTAATAGTAATTAAGCAAGGAGGCAAGGTATCACGGTATGATGAAAACAGCCGTAAGATAGATACCTGTGTGTTTGAAGAGGTCGAACATCTTAAGTGTGTAGATTACATGCCAGTAGGTCGGTTTGAAGATGTAGAGACAACTCACAAGCTAGAAACTTCCTCCACACTAGCCACTTTCTATTTTTCACTTCACAACCAGCTACACACCTGTGACTTTGACATAAAGCATGGCTACTATGTTATCCAGCGTGTGAGTGTTCGGTGTAATTATGGCAACTGCCCTGAGGACGCTGGTGTCGTCTTCTGGAAGGTCGTCGGTATCAAGACTTATGAGGTACTACCCGGTTGCTGGGACGTTAAATTGACGGTACAGCGACTAGCAGGACGTGAGCATGAACAGCTACTCTTTGAGTGCAAGCCTTATGTGAAACAAATGCAAGGGATTATTGCCGTAGACCATGACTGACATTTCTAAAATCACAGGTGATGAGCTCCTGAGGGAGTTTGCAGAAGTTGTGTATAATGTTGCTCTTGAGTCTAGGGCAGAGGTATCCAGAGCCACTGGAGCTCTTAGAGAGAGTACCCAGATAAAACGCACACGAAATGGCTTTTCTGTATCAGTAAGTGCTGATACGCTAAGGGAGAAGTCAAAGCAAGATAGGTTCTACGCTACTACATATATGTTAAAGGGATACCCTAAATCAGGGCTACCTCCCTTCAACTATATTGAAAATGCCACAAAGATTATGGGAGGACAGCTCCTTCCACTCTCTGTGTCAAGTATGTCAGCTAGACAGCCTAGTGGACGTAGAGGCTCAGGTATTGGTACAAGCACCGATATAGGTAAAGAAGTGCTAGAGGAATGGATTAGTGCAAACAAAGGTAAGTCAAGGATTATAAGGAGTCTTAGAAGGTGATTAGTAGTATTTATATCAATATAAAGAAATGGTTACAGCTCTACGGCTACGAAGTCCTAGACTACTTTATCCAAGTGGATAATAATAAAGAAACCGACCCAAGGAAACGTTACAGAGAATTTGATGAGCAATTCAATGTTCATGTAGGGACTTCTGAACACTATGAGAATAATCAAGGCTGGGATACTCCCTTCTTGGCGATAGACATTGTGCCAGACCCCCTAAACAAAGGCTGTTTTAAACGGTATATAGTGAACTTCTCTGTGTATTACTCTTCTGTGTCACCTATTACAGGTAGGCGCTGTATAGAGAATACACCAGAGGGTAAGCTAGAGTATCGTGACGGTGTGTATCAGGCTATATGCGAAATGATATACCATCAAGTTAAGACAACAAGAGGCTTGAAAATGAAGACCTTCGCTGATGATGTAGCTTCTAAAGATAATTGGTATTTACCAATAAAAGTAACCCCTGTGAAATTTGGGGACTTAACAGACTTTAGCAGTGAGCTCACAGATGAGGTTGGAATGTTCAGCTTCCCAATAACTTTATCAATTTTTGAATGTTAGGAGAATATAATGGCAAATCGTTTGTCTTCCGCTGATGTAGAGCGTTTCTACATGACACGAAATGAACTGGCTTCTCAAGGTAACTCCCGATTGGAGCTTGAAGCAATGTCACTTGTTCGTGAATATTTGGCTAACTACCAAGATGAAACACCTAGCACTCCTGTAGCTCCTAGCGGTCCTGTGATTGGTCCTGCTAATAAAGCTACAGAAGAAGAAGGAAAAGAAAACAAATAAGGAGTTACACTAAATGGCTTATTCATCTACCAATATGTCACACCCTTTGTACGGCTTTAACAAGCAAGATAAGAATGACATTATCACAGTAGGAGTTACTGAGGAAATTCGTCCAAGTGTTCGTTTGAAAGCTAACCGACGTATCGCAGTCGATACAGGTACTGAGGTAGGTTTTGACGCTAACAAAGTTCCTCAAGACCAAATCAACTGTGGACCTATTAAGTGTTTGAACACAGGTACACTGTTTGTAAAACACGCTAACAAGAAAGCGAAAGTTCGCTATCAAATTCGTTCTCACCCAGACAAGTATGCTCTTGGTTTCAACATGATTTACCTGAACTTGCCTAAGGCTGGTACTTACACGCTTCGTGCTAAAGTATCTGACTATGCTGACGCAACTCAGACTAACTCATTTACCTATGCTTACAAGTTCGCTGTGACTGCTCCGGGAGAAGTCCTACGTACAGTAGACTTTACTGACATTGTATCACTGAATGACACTGCTAACGGTGGTGGTCAAACAGGTACTGGTTGGTATCCAGAGTTCAAGAATGGCAAGCTGACTGGTAAGCCAAGTGCTAAATCAGCAGGTATTACAATTTCTTATGAGGTTGAAGCTTCTGCTGATACTGAACTGGAAGAAACAGCTCAAATCGGTTTCAGCTCAATCTACATTGTGGGTGACCGTTCAGAGCTTCGTAAGTTCTCTAACGTACTGTTGTCTTGCTTGACTTCATTCACACATAATGTCTCTGTGCCAGCTTCTGACGCTCGTTGCTTCGGACGCCAATATGACGCAGAACAGATTGAAGTAACCAAGGAGATTACAGCTACAACTACTTCTGCTAATGATTACTGGTTGAACCCACTTGAAAGTGTGTCTAATCTGGTAACTAGTGGTATTCCTCAAACTGATACCTATGTGGTTGATGAGGTTACTGTAGATGGTAAGAAGTATGGTGAGATTTACCTCCCAGACTTATACTTTGGTGACTGTAACACAATCATTATCTCACTTGACCGCTGTGAGTCTACTTACCTCTCAATGCTTCCTGTGTCACCGGGTGTAAGCCTTCGTGCTGATGAGTTTATCGTCATTACTGACCAAAAACTTGCAACACCTCGTGGAACAGTCCTTGTGAGCGAAGACTACATTGGTGAAGAAGTCCTTGTGACTTACAACGCTGAGCGTGAAGTTGAGCTGATTGTAGCAAATGACAAACGTCTTGACAAGACACACTTCCGTGTGACTCAACACGTTAAGGATACTAAAGGTAATGACCGCTACTACGTATTTAACAACGTTCTTATCACAGAGAACTCTCGTGAATACGGTACAGATAGTGAAGTTACTCTGTCCTTGACACTGACAATCTCACGGGACGATAATGGCAATTTCTACGAAGTTCGTAAGGACAGTGGAGACTTAGCCTAATAATTAGAAGGAGAAGTTATGGTAGTTCGTACTATCGGAGTTAATATTACAGGAGCAGAAGACGTACAGCGTGTTCAGTCGCTCCTTAATGGACTAAAGAAACAGGTAGGCGAAGTCAATAACCTCCTCAAAAAGGAACTAGGGGCAGGCAATAAGTCTGCCTCTTTTAAGGTTAATATAGGGTTCTCTACAGCACAGTTCCAGCGTGAATGGAGTGCATTTAAGAAGAGAGTAGCACCTACCCTAGAGGTCAAAGTAAAGCTCACTGGTGATAAAGGTAGTGGCAATGACCCCTTAGAGAATATGAATGATGGGGCTAGACGATTTATGTCTAACTCCCAATCTCTAAGGACTCAGCTTAACACCATCGGAGGAGCTCTTGACGGGCTCTCTAGCAAGACTTTAACACTAGGCAAGGCTCTTGGGGCTCTGGCTATCGGAAAGGTGTTAGGAGGCAATCTACGCTTCTCTACAGGTATCTTTGGGTCAATGCTTAAAGAGATTAACGCAGTGAGGAATGTTTTACAGAAAGGCTTTACAATCGGCAAGGTTGTAACTGCACCAGCTGTGAAAACTCTTACTGCTCTTGGTAGCCTAGGACGTAGAGTCGGAGCTACCTTTGTGAACCACTTTAACTCAGCGCTGTCTAACCTTGGACGTGGGGTTATTCACATGAATAGCTTCCAGAATATCTTCAACCGTATAGGTCAGACGATTAACCAAGGTGTGCGTAGTATCGTACAGCAGACCAAAGAGCTTGGTGACGCAATGGTTACCTATGAGACACAGATGGCTTCTTTCGGACAAGACCGTTCCACTACAGAGGCTGTGGCTCAGGAAATCTCTCGGTATGGGGCTGCGACTGCCTATAACGGGGCTGACTTGCTTCGTAATACTGGTTACTTTACAGCCCTTGGAGTACAAGACCCTGTGAAGTTGACTAAGGCTATTGCTGGTCTGGTTGCTACAAATAAAAACCCTATTGATGACTTTGCAGGGGTAGCTAAACAGCTTACTGACGCATTACAAGCCGGTAAGTTGAACTGGCAAGACTTCCGTATCATTCAGTACCGTCAGTCCCCTGTGGCAACACGTCTGATTGATGAAGAGCTTGCTAAACGTGGCTATCTTCAAGATGATAAGGGCAACCCTGTGAACAAGCAGACGGCTATCCGTAAGGGGTATTTGTCTCTTGAGAAATACTTGGAAGTTCTTACAGAAGTAGGTAACAGTGACGCACTGCAATCCCTTACAAACACTATCAAGACACCTAAGCTTGCTTGGGATAACTTGCTTGAAAATATTGGTTTGAAGGCTAGTGGTGCTGTAGGAGCAGAAGGTCCTTTGAAAGGACTCTATGATAGTATCGTTGACTTTATCAAGGACATTACTGCTCTTGTAGAGAAGTCAGACCCTGTGTGGCAGTATGTAGGTGAGAAATCACAGAAGGCTGTTGCAGGTATCCGTGGCTACTTCTCTGAATGGAATAAAGCTTTCTCTGAGCAACTTAAAGGAAGCCTGCCTACATTCCTTAACGGAGTCGAAGGAGGATTTTCTGGAAGTAGAGTAGCTCAAGGGCTAAATGAGATTACACAGGCTTTACTGGCTATGGGTAATGCAACAACCTCACAGAACCTCGGTAGAGGACTTTCTGAGGTAGCTTACCAGTATGAGCGCCTTGTGGCTAAGTTTATCTCCCTAGGACAAGTAATGCTTGATAATGGAGCTCTTGATACAGTGGCTAACTTTATTGCCCTCTATGGTGATATGGTAAGTCAGGTAGCTAACAGCTCTGTAATTAAGAATAGTTTGACATTTATTAACTTTATCATTGGTGAGGTTAAGAAGACTGTCAATAATGGAGCACTTGTGAATGGAGCTGATAGAGCCTTTACAGGACTATTGGACTTCTATACACAGCTTGTATCCTTGGCTAGTCTGTTTATCAATGATACACCTATTGTAAGTAAAGGACTAGAGTATGCTGGTCAGGTACTTACAACCATGGCTACAGTAGTATCCTCTGTGAAAGACCTAGCAAACAATATGCTCAATGGAGGAGCTTCTGGCAACTTCAAGAAGGGGCTTGAGTTAGGTTTCCAACAAGGAGTAAGTGGCTATGGAGAAGACCCTAGAGGACTTGGACGTACAATCCTATTTATTCAGAAAGTCAGAAAATTCTTTGAAGACTTGATGAAGGAGTATAACAACCTATTTAATACCTTCCAGTATGCTAACCAAGTAGGGGCTGAAAAGTACGGAGTCAAGATTGGTAACTTCATAGGTGAAGTGGCTAATATCTTTGGTAAGATTATTGAGTGGTTTGAGACTAAGATTAAACAGCTTAATGGACGGATTAACTTCAATACTATTAAGACCCTTGTGGAAGAAGTAGGTAAAATGTGGCTCTCTGTGGTCAATATGCTTACTGACACAGTTACTAAGTCTATTGGCTCTCTACCTAAGGGAAGGCTAGAGCAAGGCATGAAGAACTTCTCTTCTGTGTTCCAGAATTTGCAGAAGTCGCTACAGCCTATCTATCAGGAACTTCTCACAGGGGCTATTAAGAGTATCACAGGGAATACTGGTAAGAAGCTGTTTCAGGCAATGGCTGACTTTGTGAAAGCTGTTGTGTCCATGATTAGGGATATTCTTAAGTATATTGGACATGGTTCTGTAGAAAGCGGATTTAATTCAATCCTAAAATTCTTTACTAATATTCTCAACTTTATGACTGAGATTGCTAAGTTCATGGGACAATATCCGGGACTTACAACTAGCCTATTAGGTCTTGTGACTATCTTTGGTGTGATAGGTAAAGTGCTAGGTTCAGCAGCGAAAATGGTTTCTGTTGCTAATGCACTTGGATTAGGCAACCTAGCTTCTGGAGCTGGGGGTATTGCTGGGGGAGGACTTTTAAGTACGACTCCTATAACCTCACTTCTTGCAAACTCCGAAGGTAATGCCTTACAGCAGTTACTTGCTAGAGCAGGTACTCCTGCCCTCAATAGTGCTGGGCTAAAGGTTGGGGCATTTGGAGCTTCTCCTATAGGAGCTATTGCTTCCTTAGTTGCTCAAATGATTGCAGACCCTGTGCAAAGAGCTATTGGAGGGCATGGAGGTGCTACTGTAGGTGGAGCACTTAAGACAGCAGGAGCTGGTCTTGGATTAGCAGGAGCTACCTTTACAGGAGCTTCTCTAGGTACGGCTGTGTTCCCCGGAATTGGTACTGCTATTGGTGCTTTACTGGGTGCTATTGCAAGTCTCATCTTAGGAGGAGGTAAGAACCTCATGGACGGTATTGAGGGACTCCTTACTGGATACAATGACGAGTACCGTAAGCAGGCGGCGGAAAATGCTAAGGCTATTAGAGAGAACGCAGAGGCTGTGTCAAGAGCACGGGCTGATGAGCATACCACAAGAGACGTTTTAGGTTCTAAGGTAACCCTTGGAGGTTATATACAGAATGTGGTAGAAATGCAGAAGAAAGTGTTTGGTAAGCTCCAACAGAACTTTACAGACGCTAGTGCATATATGCAGAATTCCATGAGATTTCTTGAACAGGCAGGGGCTACAGACTCTGCTACAATGAGACAGACACTATTTGACCTTGGGTATAATGCACAGAAGCCACTTAAGGACATGCAGGGCACTTATGTTCGTATAGGTGAGGAATTAATGTCTTGGGAGCAATTAAAGGCTCAGAACGGCTTATATGGCTCTGAGGGAGACGAAATCCTATCTGCATTGCTTAACCAAGTAGCTGTGGCTCAGGGTAGGCAATATACTGATATTGTAGACGCACAAGGGAACTTGATTACACAGATGGACGCTTATCGTCAAGGTGCTCAGTCCTTAACAGAGGAGAAAAGACAAGAGCTTCAACAGAAACTCATTGACGCAGGTGTGTCTCGTGACCAAGTTCTACAACTTCCTGATAAAGCTCTCCAATTTCTTGTGAGTCAGTATGATACCTTTAATAGCACCATGAAGGCAGAGAAGGATAAAGCTGACCACGAAGAGAAGGAAAGCAAGCATAAAGGAGACTTGAGTGACGCTTGGACTCGGATAAAGAATGGTGTAAAAGCTGTCTGGGAATGGGTTACTGGTATCTTCGATGGAATTGGTGAGTGGATTGCAGGTGCTCTTGCAGGACTCACTGGAGGGGACTCCAATAAAGCCAAGAAGGAGTATAAGAAGAATAAGAAGAAAATACCTTCTGGAGGTACTCTTCTATTCTCTACAGGCGGTTTTGTAAACTACCTAGCCCAAGGAGGAAGTCCTCTACTTGGAGGAATTTTCCAACCAAGAGGAACTGACACTATTCCTGCAATGCTTACTCCGGGTGAGTATGTACTTCGTAAGAGAGCTGTGGATAGCCTAGGAACTAACTTCCTAGATAATCTAAACCGCTTCGGTATTGGGGCTCTTGGAGGTAACAGGACAACTACAGTAGTGAATAATTACTATAACAACAATGCAAGTGTTAATCAGAATATTGATAACAAGTCCAACTACCTGAACGGTATGTACGGACTGGATAGATTGATGAGGTATGTTTAATGGGATATAGAGGCGAAAATGTAAATAAGCCTAGACGATATATTCAGTATAACGACCTTGTGTTCACAGGGACACGAAGCATACAAGAGCAAGCTGAGAGTGTAGCCTTTAGAGTTAATTCAACTCCGAAGGCTTTCACCCATGGCTCTTTTGTAGGTAATAGAGGTGATGAGTTACTTGTAGATACTCACACTATTAGCTTCAAGATGGCTCTGAAAACAAATACATGGAGTGATGAGAATATCCGTGTGCATTATGACTTCATAGTCCACCAGCTCACAAGGAAGGGCAAACTATGGGCTGTTGATAGTGGAAACCAGCTTATCTGGTGTCATGCCTACTGTACTAGTATGCAACAGCAGAAGGAATGGACTCTTACTGACAACGGCTACCTTGTGTTACAAGTTGAGTTTAATAATGCAGAAGGCGTTTGGCACAAGGCTAGTGAGCACAAGACTTACTTTGATAGGTTCGACCTGTGTAGTTTTACTCAGATGAAAGCAGATTGTCTTAAATCACGTTGCTGTGATGATAGTCAGCCTTGCTCAGAGTGTGAGTGCTGTAATGATAACTGCTCGGCTATGAAAGACATGATTGACTACTGCTCAGCTGTTCAGGACATAGACTTCAATGATGAGTTCTTTGACCTCTGTGACAGTAAGTGGAGAGTGGTTCATAACTGCCAAAAGGCAAGGATTGATGGTAAGACATTGCCAGAACTCTATGCACATGCCCTCTGTGACCTCTGTGTAAATGGAGAGCTCCATAAGACGTTTCAGGCTGATACAGTGCTGGATAGCACTCAGTGGAGAGTTGGTCTATTTGGTCATTTCAAAGACCCTATTATCACAGTAAACAATACCAATATCAAGGTAAAAGGTGAGTACAACGGGGTTCTTACACTTGACCAAAGAGGAAATGTACGGTATGCTAGTAGTTGGGAATGTCTTGAGTATGACTACAAGGTTGTCAAGCTAGATAACTTGTCTTACTGTGAAGGACCATTCAGAATTATTAAAGGCAGAAATACCATAAACGTATATGGTGTATTATCAAGCACAGCTTGTGCTTATGTAGATTACGAAAGGCTTACACTATGATAGGGAAAATTATAAATGGAGGAGACGGTTCAAGAGACCAGCTATTATTGCCTGAGGATTTCTTAGGTGACTTTGCGCTAGACTTTAACTTGATGGAAGTTCCGTCAATTCCAATTACTATCCCTTCTAAGTATGCTAAGCTATTGACTGGAACAACTCAAATTAGCCTGTCTAGTGATGATTGGAACTTCCTAGGCACTGTGTATGAGAAGAGGACAAATCATAAAGCAGGTACTTGTACTGTGAGCCTCACTCATATCGTAGGACTTCTTGACAAGAAAAACCTCCCGACTAATGTAACCTTTAAGGATAGCACAGTTCAGGAGGTTGTTAAGAAGGTTAAGGAATATTGGAAGGACGCTAAGAATGACCTAGTAAACCTTATGAAATTTGAGTTTGTAGACAAAGTTGAACGCAAGATAGAGTATGAGTTTTCACAAGAAACGGTCTTACAGTTCCTTACGAAGCTCTGTGAGAAGACACAGGATATGCAATGGCGCATAGATAAGAAAGACCCCTTCAAGGTAACGTTCTCAGCAATGGGAGCTAAGAAGGAGGTCATGATTTCCCCTGAAACCTATCTGATTGACCTTGGAGAAGTTCAGGAAAGCTTCCAAGGAGTAATGAACTCTGCTGTGGTACGCTCAGATAAGGCAGACGCAGGAGCAAGTTCCTTGACACTTCGGGACATATTCCATGACAAGAAACTCATGATTGAAGGCTTTCCTGTGATTAAGACAGATAGACCTGTAAACTCACAGAGGCACTTTGACTACCCACCACTCCCTGTGTTCGCTACTGATATGTCAGAAGATGAGTATGCTATCCTAGATGAGGAAGGAATTGCCCTTGAAGCAGGAGAACTCTACTGGGGTAGCATTACTACTAATGACACACAGGCGATAGCTGGTGAGAACAAGGAAGTGTCTGATGAAGACCGTATTAAAGCCACTGTGCAAATGTATAAGTCGGCTATTAGAAAGATGAGAGCTTCAAGGAGGAAGGTCATATATCCTGTAACTACTTCACCTCTGCCAGCAGGGGTTCAGGTAGGAGACAAAGTAAAATTTGTCCTAGGGGTAGACCTTGTGGAGCTAACACCTTGCAGTAAATACTATACTAAAGTGCTCAGAGCAAATGACTGGTTTTATGTAAACAAGATGAGTTACCAATACTCTACAGGAAATTCACTTGTGCTTAGCTTAGAGCTGAGTAAGTTCTTATCAGTGGATAGAGAGGTGACTTAATGGACGCTGTAACTAGGTTAGTAAACACAGTAAGAGATACTAGAGAGAGGGTTACACAATCAAGCCGACAAAGGCGTGGGGGTGTAACCGACCTCTTTGGTGTTGACTATGTAGACACAATACGGAACACAGAGGAAATGGTTGGGGATAAGAAGAAAGAAGCCAACTACCATCTCACTGTGTCAGGGGACTTAGACAGATTTCAGCGCTGGTTTCTCAAGGTTATTGTAACAAATAACAAAGGAGACAATTCAGAGCAGGAGCAAGAGGGTGTTCGCCCTATGTCTGATGTCCACTTAGAAGTGTTTGCTCATAATGCAACTACTGGACATAGTGAGACGATTGACCTGACACCATTTCTAAAGGCTATATGGAAGTGTAACTGGATTGCAGACGCTAAAGGTGGAGAAGGTATCTTTCCTAATGGTAATCCCATGGAAGGCTATGACCTAATGAAAGTTGCATGGTATCTCAATGATAAGCAGAGAGAAGCCTTATATAGTCCGGGAGAAAAGATATTCTCTGTGAAAGCACTAGGAGACGCAACAGTGACATTGCGCCTTTATTTGAAATTTAGTCACATAAACTAATATGTACGATTTTAAGGATTTATATAATAAACACAAACACTACACAGAGAGGTTAGACCGGCTAAGGGTTAAGCAATTCAAGGTGGAACAGCACTTAGAGGCTCACCCACAGGACTATACCGCTGTGATTGATAACATGAAGTTAAAGAGTGAGATATACAGGGAAGAGAAGAGAGTACAGCAGGTACTTATGATGATGGAGGTTGTCTTTGAGTAGACTAGAATATCTATACCTAATCAGGACTACTATCCAGAAGCTAATGCTGAGTCTTATAGAAGATAGGGATTTATTTTTAGCAGGACAAATTTTAGAGAAGGGTTGCTATGACAGCTTAGCCTTCTTGAATTATGATGTTAAAAAGTCAGTAGCCATAAGTATATGCAATAATAACAGTGTTATTTATTGTCCTGTTGATGATTATTCAATAGCTGAATATGGCTATCTGCACTTCCCAACTATGGAACTTTTTGCTTTGTGTGAAAGTTTACTGAAAGACAATAATGGTGTATAATTATGGTTAGGAATTGCTACGATATATGCAAAGATAAACTTGGAGAGCATTATGACTTTGATGGTTCTGGAGGAGGTCCGGGAGGGAATTTTCAGTGCTATGATTTGGCTAATTACGTTGCCAGCTTCTTCGGAACTAGGCTTGTAGGTCCAGTAGCCGCCACTATCGTATATGATAATCCTCAGCTTTACAGATTAGCTCTTGTTAAGACTTATGATGGTCAGCTAGAGACTGGTGATATGATTATCTTCGGTCCTGTAGCTTACAACTCAGCAGGTCACGTAGCTTTTTATGGTCATGGTGACCAGACAAGCGCTACCTGTATAGACCAAAATCACCCTGCATGGAATCCTGTGACTGAGCACACTTTTAACTTGTTACCACTGAACCCCACTCACATTGTAAGGTTCTACAACCAAGAAGGGTACTCAGCAGGAGGACAATCCTCTGGTAATCAGCCGGGAACTATTTCTGGTAATGATACCACTAAGACAAAATCCAGAACGTATCAATTCTGGGAGGTCACCTGTGATGAGACTGAGGTACTTAAGGAAAAAGACGGGGAGTTTATTGAAAAGACTTTCCAATGTTCCAAGTACACAGGACTAGAAGATGGTGACTGGATAAAGATTGACCGCTGGGACGGCTCAGCCGGTTATATTCGTAAATCCTGTGCTAAACGCAGAGAAGACCTTGACATAGTGGTAACTACAAAGAAAGACGCTTCTGTGACTAATGATTTACCTTCGGGTACTGCTAATTATGATGGTGGAGACATTTCCTATGGAGGCTATGTACTTGCCAAGGATAAGATAAGTGCAATGGCTTCCGCCTGTGCCAAGTATGGCATTTGGCTTCCCGGATTTATCTGTCAGACCTATCTGGAAACTAACTGGGGACAATCTCCCGGAGCTTCCTATGCAGGTCCTGAGAATAACTGGGGAGGACTTACTTGGACTGGAAACCCTCAGCGTGAGTCTGGTGTAGTAGTATCACAAGGAGCTCCACGGGCAGAAGGCGGTTACTACATGAAGTTTGCAAGTCTCAAGGATTACTTTGAAGACCACTGTAACCTCATTTCAGACCGTATCGGAGGAGCAGACGCATTATATCACGCAAACAACAAATATGATATTGAAAGCTTCACAAGAGGACTATTCAGACCTGTGGCTAAGTATGATTACGCTGCTGTTGGTCTAGGAGCTTATATAGCTCAAATGAGTAGTATCTACAATGGAATGAAGCCTCAGCTTGATGAAGTGATGGGACACATTAAGGAGGGTGAGCCTTTGCCTACTGCCCCTGCTGTGACCAAACCCTCACTACCAAAATTTGAGCTTCCAAAACCTAAGCTACCACCGCTTAAGACAGGAAATAAAGCAACAGACAGAAGAGCTCGTTGGACATAAGGAGGAAACATGGCATATAAGCTACCAAAAGAAGACCAGCTGTGTGGAGTTGTATATAACACATACAAAGGTTACAAGCCTATCCCCAAGGCTACTTGCCCTGCTAATTCAGGAGGGTGTGGGGATAACATTAAAGTAGTTCTCAACTGTGGTAAAGAACCTAAGCAGAACGCATTACCTGAGTATTACACAGACGGCACTATCCGTGCTTATGTGCAAGAAAAGGCAGGTCATAATGAACACCCTGTGCACTTCAAGAGTGATACGCCAATGGCTAATCCTCTTGTGATTGACCCTAAGCAGTTCACACGAAGTGATGACCAGCCGGGTAACCTTTACAAAGATTTTATTCAGGCAAATGGATACACTCATGTGAAAGCTGGAGGAGGTCAGTTTACTCAGCTTAACACAGATGGTACATTCACTGTGTCTTATGAGTCAGTTGATAACAAGACAGCTATTGTAGAATTTGGGAAGATTGATTAAGGAGTAGGTAATGTCAGATAAAATTGTAAATGTATATGTAGGAGAATGTTTCCAAGAGGGAGGACAAGTAGGCGGAGACGGTAAGACCTATGGACTCTCACTCTCTGGTAATAAATTAAAGCTTGTAGAGAACGGACAACAAAGTGAAGTTGACTTGCCAGCAGGTGGTGGCTCTGCCGAACTTCCTAAGGAAACTAAGGATAAGATAGATGAGCTGTCTAAGTATGGGTATATTATTAAGGCATTAGGAAATGCTCTTCCTGTTGAGAAGGAAGTTTATATTGACCCTGTTAATAATATTGTAATGTATATATCAGGTACTGGTGACTTAGAACGTCCATATGGCGTCCACTTTATTGGAGGAGGTTCATACCCTAGAAACTTACCATTCTCCTTAAACTTCCCTAAAAATAGCTCAAATGAGGACATTATACAACACCATGATTTTAGTAGAATGTTTTATGATGGTCAGATATTTTCTGTGTTAGGAAATGAAGTTACTTACCATGAGAGTGACCACTCCTTAGATTTATCTAAGTTACCAGTAGGTATTCACTCATTTACATTACTAAATACATAAGGAGAACTACATGGCAGATAATATTGTAAATGTTTATGTTGGGGAAAACCTTAGTGAGGATATATTAGTATCAGAAGACAGTTTGGTAATTGATAAGTTTAATTTATTTTTAGACTCGTTTTTTGAAATCGAAATGGATACATTACAGGTATATTTTGGAGGTCTTAAAAAAGCGTCACCCTTAATAGTAACGGGAAATGGAGAAGATGTTCCTCTCCTGTTAAACTTCTATGGGGATATAGCTAGTGACTCAGATACACTAGTATTAGATAGCTTTTTCAACCAAAAAGGTTCTCCTATAAAGGATTACCAGATTTATCACCTTTTCGACCCTGCTACTCATGACTTCTTCTATAAAGAAGAAAAACTTGAAGTAGACAACGTAGGTAATGTACTCCTGTCTAAAATCCCTAAAGGATTGCCCTTTGTTCAATTAGAAGCTAAGCGTAAGGGGTAATCAATGAACAACCACTGGATTGACAGTATTCTTAGTAGACAGGAAGTGATAACCTCTGTGACCCTAGTAATCACAACGTTATGTACCTTCCTTGTGACTAAGCTAACACAGAAGACTAAAGAGGCAGAAGCCCATCAAGAGGCTCAGGAGGAAATGGCTAGAAGCAATAAGCGCTCAGCCCTTAGAAATGAATACCTTCAAATCTATAACTCAACTGAGTTCTCTTGGGAACAGAAGTACCACTTAACTCGTGAGATTATCACATCATACTACGCTCTTAATGGAAATCACTACATTCATGAGCTAGATGAAAGACTTTACTATAAGAAAGAGGAAGAAGTAAATGAACCTAACGAATAAACAATATGACATTGCTAAACGCATTATCACAGTAGTTATCCCAGCGTTTATCACGTTGCTAACTGCGCTAGGAGGTATCTACAAATTTGACCCATCTGTTGCTATCGGTACTATTTCCGCTATCACTGTGTTTGCAGGTGTGGTTCTTGGTATCTCAAGTAATAACTATGCGAAAAATCAGGAAGAAACAGAAACAAAACAAGGAGAACAGTAATGGCGATTAGTTACCAAGACTTTAAGAACAAAACGCTTGGTAATGGATATGATGTAGACGGTTGGTTTCAATTTCAGTGCTGGGATTTCTATGCACAGTTTTGTATAGAAAACGGAGTGCCCTATGCTAACTGCACTGACTCAGGTTTTGTAAAAGACCTGTGGGAACAACGCCATAGTAATGGTATCCTGAATTACTTTGACGAAGTAAGTATCCTACAGCCGGGTGACCTTGTAATATTCAAGGAACACCCTTGGACTCCTTACTCTCATGTAGCTATCTTTGATAGTGACATTGACGGTGTGTATGGAATGTTCCTAGGACAAAACCAAGGACCTGATAGTAGCTTAGATAGAGGAGGAGTTACTTCTCTTGTGAGACTTCCTTACGAAGCTACCTTTGATACAGCCTTCCGTCTTAAACCGGGAGTTGGTAATCAGGCTAACCAAGCCACACAGACAAGCTCTGGTGGTGGACGAGGCTTTGTAAATGGAGCTCCGGGACTTAAGAAGGACGAATACTTCTTAGATGTATCAGCCTACCAATCAGCAGACCTCACAGCTATTACACAGCGAGCAGGTACTAATAAGACAATCATTAAGGTCAGTGAATACACTACCTATCTGTCAGATGTTAGACAAGCTCAGGCTGACACCTCTGTGCCTATTGGTTATTACCACTTTGCACGATTTGGAGGTGATGTAGGACAAGCTCTTGCAGAAGCTAACTTCTTCCTAAGCAACCTACCTAGCAAGCCTGTGAACTATCTGGTCTGTGATTATGAGGATAATGCTAGTGGAGACGTAGAAGCCAATACACAGGCTATCTTAGCCTTCATGGACGCATGTGCTGGTAAAGGCTATCAGCCTATCTATTACTCATACAAGCCATATACTTTAGCAAACGTAAACTACAAAGCTATCCTAGCTAAATACCCTAACTCTCTGTGGATTGCAGCGTATCCTAACTATGAGGTAACACCTACTCCTGTGTGGGAAGTGTATCCTACTATGGAAGGTATCCGCTGGTGGCAGTTCACTAGTACAGGTATTGCTGGTGGCTTAGATAAAAACATTGCTATTCTTAGTGATGATATTGCAAACAATCAATTTGAAGAAGAGGAAGACGAAATGACAAACTATGTAATCCGAAGCAATTCAGGTAAGCAGGGCTACCTTGCTATCACTAACGGAATTGTTTGGGGAATTGGAGACATTAAGACAGTAGGTGAGCTTCAAAATGCTAAGCATGTGCACCTCAACCTACCAGACGGAGACTTTGACCGTTTCATTAACGCACAGAAGTCTGATGATGTGACGCAAGAGGCTATCGCAAAAGCTATCGAAGACGCTAACAAGAGCCTTACCGAAGTTATTGCAGGTGAGCCTAAGGAATAGACCCTAGGGGTTGAGGAGGGAATATGTAAATGTTTCCTCTTCTTTTTAGTAGGAGGAGTTATGTCCAATAAAAATCTACCCTGTGTATTTCCAGACCCTATGTGTCCTCCTAAAGAAGATGGCACTAAGTGGACTGAGCAGGAATTGGCTAAGAGTGAGCAATTACTTGAAGCATATAAGGTAGACCTGTGTAAATGGATTGATGAGAAGTGTAACTACAATGGAGGTATTACTCCTGAGGAAAAGGCTGAGTATGAGCGTAAGTTACTTGCTTATAACAATGCCTTGGCACGTTACAAAGAGCTCATTGAGAAATATGAAACCTACCTAATTAACAAATCTGAATATGATAAAAAACTAGCTTCTTATACTAAGGAGCGTAATGCTATTCAGGCTGAGATTACCCGTATTACAGCAGAAAACGCTGAGCGGACTAAGCGTAACAAGGCTAAGACTGATAAGTACACAGCTGATAAGGCTCAGTATGACAAGGACATTGTTGTCTATCGTCAGAAGAAGCGTGAATATGATGAGGCTGTTGACCCTGAGCGTAGACGTAGGCTTGAGAATGAAGCACTACAACAAGCCCTAGACCGTGTGCAACGTACTACACGCATGAACATGTTCTCTTCTGGCTCAAGCACAGGAGGGGGAGCATACACAAGCGTAACCACCAATGGTAACGAGTTTACTATCCAATGGAGAATGGTAAACACAGGGCGTGTAGTAGGTAATGGTGTGCTTCGTGGTAATGTTGAATACCGCTTTGTGCGTAAGGAAGACAGGATTGAGGCTTACATTGTAGCCTTCACTCTGACTAGTGCTAACTATTCATTTAACCCAAATGATACATGGGCTTCTGCTGGAGCTACCTTCACTGTGTACACTCCTAATAGTCAAATCATCTGGACTAAATCTTATGACCCCTACCAGCCATTCAGTGAGAATATTAACAGACGTGTAGAGCTTAATAGGCAAACACCTATCCAGCTCACTGGTTCTACTGATGGGCGTGTAGGAATCCTGTGGACTCGTGATGTGTGGATTGATGAGCCTACTCAAGGTAGTGTGGATATTAACTTCACTATGGACCGCCTTGATGTACAAGTTCCTTATATTCCAATCCCACCTAAGCCAGAAGAGCCTAAAGAGCCTCCTAGACCAGTGCTAGAGCCTCAGCTCCCTGTGCCTAGTTTACCTAATAATCCTCCACAAGAGCCTCCTAGGGTTGACAAGCCTGATAAACCGGGAGAACCTCCTGTGCCTCCTACTCCTAGACCTCTTAGACCAAGACCAAAGCGTCCTTGTAAGAAGTGTAATGAGTGTGAGGAATGTGAGAATATCGGTAGAGGACCTGATGTCTGTGAAGACCTTAAGGCTATTGCACAGGAGCGTTTCCAACGTGCTGGGGTTCATGAGCTTAGAAACAAGTATGTAGTGAACCTGCCTAATGTTATCCGACGCTCAACCTATGGGCTCTGGTGTGTTACTAAAAATATTATCAATCAGCTCTGCCATGTAGGAGAAGAGTTCCAGTGCTTACGTGAGCAAACAGACCATCTACGTAAGGAGCAAATGTGTATTCAGAACGCACAGCAGGCTTCCTGTGAGCGTTTAGCTAAGATAGCTAAGAATAACTATGACATAGGTAATAACGTGCGAAATAGGCTCATTCAGAAGCTCAGAGATGACGCACAGAAGAAGTCTATTGATATTGCTAACCAGACAGTCCGAATGAACATGTTCCCTAGAGGCTCACAAGCAGGCTCAGGTACTTATACAAGGGTATCTACCTCAGGTACTAACTTTACCATTGAGTGGAACATGGTAGGTGGAGCTGTAATTGGTAATGGTAGCATTAATGGAACAGTAGAGCGTGAGTTCAGGCTTAACACAACCACAGGATATGTAGAGGCTTTCCTAAAGGCTGTTACTATCACCTCTGTGAGATATGAGCCTACAGGCGCTATGACAGGGGCTTCTACAGCTACCATGGCTGTGTTTGATGGGGCAGGTAATCAGGTTTACTACAAAGCCTATGACCCATTCCGTTCGTTTAATGAAAGCCCTAACCGACGCATTGAGTATAATAGAACAGTACCACTACAGACCACAGGCTCTACTGGAGGCTCTGTGCACGTACTTTCTACTCGTGATACTTGGCTTTATGACCCTACCTATGGACAGCTAGAAGTGAACTTCACAAGGGATAATCTTATTCCTATTGATATTCCTCCTGTGCCTGAAATCCCTAAGGTAGAGATTGACTGTGGAAGCTGTGAGGTGAAAGAATTTGACTGTTAAGGAATGTAGTTCCTGTGGAGATAAGTGTGGGCACTTCATATGTCAGGCAAGAAAATATGCCTTGTGTGACTGCCCCACTATCACTCCGGGAAGAGACGCATGTAACGCTTTACATGACCTAAATGATAATAAGATTAAACTAATGGCACAGCGGAATGAGTCCCTACTAGCCTGTGATATTCCTAAGTTCTTAGGCAGGCTATTCAGGGGTATCTCCTGTGTCTATAAGAATATGATATTGCAACTATGCTGGATTATTAAGAATATTTGCTGTATCTACTCACGTACTAAAGTTATTGATGAAAATAACAAATGTATCAACCAGAAGCAAGAGAAAATGGTTCAGGGAATGAAAGACCTGCAAGCTCAGATGAATAAAATTCTTGAGCTTTATAACCAGTATGCCACAACTAAGATTGTGGTAGCTGACAGCTCTTTTGAGGGACTTGTAGCCACTCTTGAAGCACTACCAGAGGAGGAGCTTTAATGGCAGACTGCGTAACTTGTATGAAATGCAGGTTTAAGGAATGTCAGTGTGATAATGGTTGCAAACCTAAATGTATAGACATAGGCAATACCTGTGATGATACCTGTCAAAAGGTAAAGGACTTGCACAAAGACCTACTAGAGCCAATAGCTCCCATGTTTGAAACAGGTATGCCCTGTGACATGAGGGAGCTTAGCTCTAAGGGCTTTAGCAATGTATTTATGTTTGTCAACAACTTTATTAATGTCCTGTGTCATACACTAGGGCTGACTGATATTTTAAATGACCGAATTAAGGCAAACAAAAAGAACCTTGAGGAGCTTAATAAAGCTAATGAGGCTCTGTGTGGAAGAATTAATGAACTCACAAGAAATGCCAATAAGTTGGTTACAGCTTCTAACTCTACTGTGTCTGACGCTATTGCTTATAATAATAAGCTGAAACGTGAGTACAATGAGCAGGCTTCCTTTGTTAGTGAGTATAACAAGGGTGCACTCGTTAAGTACCAGCAAGACCAGCAAGAATACACAAGCCGTATCTCTATCTTACAGGCTAACTTGACCAAGGAAGGCTACCCTCAGGCAGTGGCTAGTCAGTACCTCCAAATGTCTCCTAATGCTGTTATGGCTAAGACAATTAGAGGACGTAAGCTAAGCTCTGATACTAAAGAGCTTGCAAGTGTCAATCCTATCCCTGATGTTACTACCTTCACCTCAAATGAATTGGTTTATACCTATTTAAAAGAGCGTGAGGAAATGACGATTGACTTTGCTAATGCAACTACAATCATGGCAGGGAAAGAGATTTCATCTATCAAGATGAGGATTACTCTTGTGTCAACTGAGCACCCTAAGAACGCTGTGATTATTGGAGTACCTACTAATCCTTATAAGCAAATCACTATCCACACAGAGGGTAGCAATGAGCAGTATAGCTCTGAGCTTATTGTAGAGACACGTTTCTTTACTGCTGATGGTAAAGAAGTTAAACCTACAAACAAGGAAACAGCTATCCTAAATCTGCAACCATTTGGTGCTGAGTCAGGTCAGGGTACTTACTTCACTATTGAAACAGGTTACACTGTGCCTATCAATGGCTCTTATGTAACAGCACAGAATGGTAAGCTGAGCAACTACACTAGAAATCCTCTAGGAGAAGGTCCTCAGTCTATTGTGTGGGGAGTCTTTGTAGACACTATCCGCTTCACAGTAGGTAGCTACAAGAAGAATGTATCAGGATTTAACCTGAATACAGCTCCTGTGATTAGTTCAATGCCTGTAGTACCTTATCAGGCTAAACTGAAAGAACTACCTCCTGAGCCTAACTACATTAACATTCATGAGAGCACAGGCTTCCTAAATGAGCTTACTTGTGGTTTATGTACCCTAGCTCCTCTTAGAGAGTGTAAGACAGCTTGCTCTGTGTGCCCTCCTGTTGGAAGGGAAGCTAGGATTGCTCAGGCTAAGGGACTTGACTATATCACAGTAACAACCTTTATTGACACTGCAACTAATAAACCTATCGCACCAGCTGTACATGAAAAGAGCACTTTCTGTGCCCCTACTCCTGACACAGTGTGGTATAATGGTAAGGGATATACTTTAATTCCTAGCAAGCAGACTACTTCTGAGTTCACAGAAGGGACTGACAGCCTGCTAGGTAAGGGTATGATTAGAACCTGTGTGAACTACTATAGCACAGGAGGAAAGGAAACGAACTAATGACATGTAATAAATGCTATGAGTGCGATTGCAATGATGGAAAAGACTATTGCCAAGACTGCCTTCCTGATGAGGGCACTTGGCTGATTGTCAAGTCTGAGAAGCCTGACCCATTCTATGCTGACCGTAACCACGCTTACATGGATAGCAACGAGAATGTATGGATTTTAAACCGTGCTAGAAACGCTATGATTAAGCTCAATGGTACTGGCTCAGGGGGTGAAGGTAAGACCTATAAAGCAGGTCAGGGTATCACTATCTCACCAGACGGAACTATCTCAGCTGTAGTCACACAGGATAGAGATACTATCACCACTGTGAAGCCCGGCAACGGTATTCTAGTAGCTAAGACTAACAATGACTACACTGTATCACTAGACATCACTAAAGTCCCTACCAATGAGCGCCTAGAGAACGTTGAGCGCCAGATTGGCGAGCTTAAAGCACCTAAAGGTGTTGCCTCTGTGTCAGTAATCGGTAAAGAGGGTATTGTTAGTACACAGACAGCCACTAAGGATTGGGAAGTTAAACTTGACCCTGCTGTGAAAGCTAACATTGATAAAATCCCTGCTTTAGAAACCAAGGCTGTTGAAGTTCCTCTTGTGAACTATATCAACAAGTACCATGGTAACGGCTGGGTAGGTAAGCGTGATGAAGGTTCAGGCTATTATTCAGCTCCACTATACTACCTCACAGATAAGAAGTCTCTAGGTGACTTAGGTTTCTCTGTAGGAGACAAGCTGTATATTAAGGCTAAGTTTGATGTGAATACCTCATCAGCTATCCCTGCTACTGCTCAGCTTGCTTTAGAAGCCTATGACATGGCTAATCCGACTAACTGGTATGTAGGCTGGCTTGCCGGTAAACAATCTATGCAGGCTAAAGGCAATGAGATTACCTACACATGGACGCTTGCTGAGAAAGACCTTAAAGTAAATGCCCTTAATGTTCGTATTGATGGCATTGATATTAAGACCTTCCCTGTGAGATTTACTTACCTGACACTGACTACCAAGCCTGTGACTGACAGTATTCCAGAGCCTTCTGGTACACTGCTTGTAGGTGCTGATAACCTCATTAAGGGCACTAGAGATGGCTCTGCTAATACTTATGGAGCTCCTAACGGAAACTACCTAGGACTAGCTATTAGTGAGAAAAACAGAGGCACAGGAGCTGGTACAGCTGACACTTTTAATGCTCAGCTAGGCTATCCTCTTAATCCGGGAACATGGTACACAGTGAGCTTCTTTGCTAAGGCTACTAGTGAGATTACTTTTGGAACTCACCTATACTCACCTTCAAAAGTATGTATCTGTTATAGCTCCACGGGAGGTATGACTACAAACATTGATGGAGATGTCACTGTGAAGGTAAATGCTAACTGGGCTCTTTACACTGCCAGTTTCCAAGTATATGACACAGCACCATTCACTCCTAAGGTACTCTTAGGACGTATGAATGGTAGTGTACCAAGTAATACTGTGCTACAGATTGCCGGTGTGTGCTTCTATGAGGGCACAGGACCTCGTTCTTGGGGAGCTAGCTCACTAGATGTACCAAGCAATACCGATGTCACAGAAGGTATTAACAGGCTTAATACAACTGTGCAAGGACTGAGTACCAAGGTTACTGCCCTAGAGGGTAGAGCTGACAACGATACTAAGTATTATGCAGGAAATGGGCTGAGCCTTAATGGAACTACCTTCTCTTTGAATACTAATGACCTAGTTACATTCGGTGACATTGCTACTAAAGCAGACCGCTCAGAGCTTAGGTCATTACAGACTAAGTATAACAGCCTAGAGACAGCTGTGAAGAAGCTCTTGCAAGACCTTAAAGACTCAGGTGCTTGGGAAGTTGCTGGTACAGACATTCTTGCTGGTAGCCTCAAGGCTGACCGTCATATTGCTACAGGTAACATCAACGTATTTGGTGGAACACCTAATGGCAATAGAGCTATTCGCACATCTAACACACTCAACGCTGGTGACCTTGCAGGAGGAGTAGAATAATGCCAACATTCAACACAAAGGAAGAAGCCCTAACATGGGCTAAGGCTAACACAAAGTTTAAGTTAGAGAGCACAAACGCCTCTGAGTTTAAAGTCCGTTCTGGCTGGGATAATGCTTCTGCTGTGTGGGACGAGCGAGCTGGAGAGTTTGTAGTGGGTAAGGGGGAAGTTCAATTCCAAGTCATTCCAACCTTTGGGTACAAGGGAGACAAAATCATTATTAACAACCTACAGATTTATGTAGGTAATGCTAAGTATGAGGTTCTCCCTGTGAACCCCTCTGGTACTGACGCTAGAATGAAGTTTACTGCTCTTGACCAACTTGTGATTGAGAAACAGTTCCCTATCACAGGAGGATTTAATGAGAATGTCAATAGACCATTTAACAAAGCTGTGGAGCTTAACCTATATACCACTAACTCATCTGCTAGTGTGGCTAAGCTAGAGCACAGCTGGTTTTCAGGAAACAAAACCTCTGAGATATTCTTAAATTGGTCTATACCATCTGAGATTATTATTTCACCAGCTGTACTGATTAAGCCTTGGGCTATCAGGCAGACAGCAGGAGGTCAGTTCACCTCATTTACTACACTCAATAAGGATATGAAGGTCTATGCTAATGGAGCTTGGAAAGTACCTCCTAATTCAACCATAGACCAGAAGAAGGCTAAGACAGAAGGATTTGGAGCTAACCGTATCTACCTAGATAATAAATGGATAGCTCAAGGAAAGGTAGGAAGATAATGGCTTCATACAAAGAAGAATACAAAGATAAGTGCTGGTATGAGGATTGCGCCTGTGAGGATATTTACCCAGCAGACTGTGACGCTCTACGAAAAGAGAATAACGAGGGTATTGGAAGATACGCCTGTGCAACCCAAAATCAGGACTGCTATGATAAAAACTTTTTTAAACGGGCTTTCCAAAAGATTGCTTGCCAGTTTGAGCATGTTATTCAGAACATCTGTGCTATTTGGGACTTACTCCAATGTATCACAGAGTACCTGAAAGCTCAGGGTAATCAGGGTTACGAAACTAAGTATTATCGACACACAGGGGTAGAGGGTCAGAACTTCTACAAACCTATCATGACACGGTATGCTATCAACCTCTACAAGGATTCAGAGTATGGCTGGGACACACAAGGAGGTATTGATGATGGTAAGCGTGGTACGTTTGACCAAGACATGCACTGCTATATCCGCTGGTGTGCTGATGGTAATGAGCTCAACCCTGCTGTGGATAATACCATGACCTTTGTAGTCCGCACAAGTGGTGAAGGTTGGCCCGGTGATGAGTCTGATATGGTTAAGCAACGTGGTATCCACTGGCAAATGACAGGGCTCACAGATGGAGCTATGCCTTGCTCAGATACCATTGTGCTACCTAAGGGACAAAATATCGTGATAGAGGTTATTCAAAACAATACCTCATCAGGAACATTCCGTGTGCATAATATCAAGGTTGAGTATCACCCTATTGCTGGCACAGGGCTTCCTGATTGCTTGAAGACCCCAGAAGTACCTAAGAAGGACTGTAACTGCTAAAAATAAAAAGACCTTAATTGGTCTTTTTTTGTTGTCTTTTTCTCTGGCGCTCTTCTCGTGCACGGTCCTTGGCACGTTCATACTCCTTAAGAGCCTTCATGAGCCTTTGCTTAGCTTCCTTCACAGTAGGCTTTCTCCTGCGTTTACCATGTCTAGTAGTAAGGGTGTTTCTAGCAAGCCCTACAGCCTTAGAGAGCTTCTTTGTCTCCTGTAAATCAGCAATGATACGGTAGTACATGTCCTGCTCTTTACGAAGGACCTTCTTACGCTTTAGGTTAAACTCATTGCGAAGCTTGCTCTTAGTAGACTTCACAGCGGCGAGTACCTTTACCTCACGCTCGAGGGCAACATAGCGTTTGATAGCCTCATCAAGGGAAATCTCATTACCCTCTGTGTCATAGAGAGTACCATCTTCTGCAATTACTCTGTCAGGAATATTTCGATTTAACTCGAATATTTCTTTGTCATAGGCTTCATCAAATATCTTTGTTGACATAGAACCACACCTCTTCCCCATTTATTTTACTAAGCACAGTGATGTCTCCTGTCTTAACAGTTGAGTAAGGATAGCCTCCTGCCCATTCACGAAGCCGTTCATTTCTAGCTTGGATAGACTCTACTGTCTCTTCAAGATAACAGTCTCCCATTTCATCTATATGTTTTATCGTATAGGAGGTTAATGTTCTCATTTTTTATCCTCTCAGGAATTATAAAATCCTCTTTCTTCATAGTAAGTTTCTTGTAGTCACCAATCACAGGGGGGTACACCCTCCTATTTTGATAACACCACCATCTAAAGTCAATGTTAGATATATAGGTTGTCAATTCACTCCTGTGTTCTAATCTTCCGTACACATCATATACCTTGAATAATTGTTCCTTCCTGTTAGGACTTAGCCTCATAGATACCTTACACTCAGGCATTAGATATAGCATGTTAGCAAGCTCTATGTGCCTACCAGAGTACCCCGTGATAGGTTTGATAGCTTTGATTAAGCTGTAATATCCTACTCTCTTATCCACAACTAGATAGGGCATAATTGACATAAACTCTCCAAGGGCAAGTTCAAAGTAGCTCTCTCTAGTCCCATTCCTGAGGTTCTGTGCCAGCGTATAGGCTTCCTCAATGGTGTAGAAACCCCCCGGAAGACTGTACTCAAACACCGTATCAGAGTCCCTGACATATATGTTTATGAACACAGTGAGTAGCTTGTCAAATGTATCAGCATTTTTATATACATCAAGTAGATGTAATATCCGCTGAACATTTTCCTTTAGATAAAAGAGAGGTGGGAACTCTCTAGGATTAAGCGTAACCTTACTATCAGTAAGACTAAGTGCTCCCTCAAATGAGTCCTTACCTCTCTCTAACCATGAATTGACTTCCTCAATGAGTATATCATTGTGGGAATTAGTCATCCCACTCATCATCTTCGTCATCGTCATCTGCGTAATCGTCTTCGTCATCTTCAACGTCACCAGCAGGTTCAATCGCTACCACATCCCATTGAGGCTTGTCATTGTAAGGCTCACCTTCTTCAAGGGTAATGTTCACATAGCGGTCAATAAAGTCCTCTGTGTCCATTTCACCTTTAGGGTCAATTCCTACAGCCTCTGCAAGGTCATAGAGGTCTGAGCGACCAAATGCTGTGTCAAACATACGGAAGCCATAAGTCTTAGTATCAGTACCGAAGTCTCCACGGAATGTTACCTTGTAGTAAGGCTTCTTGCCTTGACCTGAGGGCTCTACCCATTCAAAGGCTTGGATAACTACTGTAAATGTACCTTCTGTGTAAGTGAATGAGAGTCCTTCGCTCTTTTCTGCTGTAAATTTAATTTTTGCCATTGTAAATATCTCCTATTTCTTATTGTTCTTCTGATTTCTTAGTAGCACGTTTGCGTTTTGGTTTTTCTTCTTTCACAGGGGCTTCTTCCTCTTTAGCCTTAGCTGGCTTCTTAGCAGTCTCTCCTGTGATTAGTTTAGTGAGCTTAGCCCATGTAGGGTTCTTAATCTTGTTAGGAATTTCAATTCCCGGTTTGCGTGTAACCTTGGTAGTCAAGATAGGATTACCTGCTACCTGAGCAATGTAAACTTCCTCAATGGATTTCTTGCCATTTTCAAAGGTCTTCTTGTTTTCCTTCTGTGTGTGGGCAATGATACGAGCAGAAGCTTGTAGGTAGCTCCGTAGTGCTGGAGACAAATTAGGGCAGATTACTTTAGGGACATCTTCTCCCTCATCTTCCTCAACATTAATGCTCATTTCCTGTGCAATCACAAGGACATTTTTACCATCATAGCTCATACCGACAAGCTGGTCAACAAGGCTCTTAAGTAATGGAGAAGCTTCTCCATAGTGCTGGATTTGCATTTGATTTACCTTGTGCTTTTCCATGATATACTTGTAGCACAGTTCTTGAACATTTGTAAAATGGTCAACAGCAATACTGTCATACTCGCCTGTCTTAGCGATTGCAAATGCTTCAAGAATATCTTCCCATGTGTAACACTCAGCTACATCATAGCGCTCATCAGGGTTCACAGAGGCTAAGCCACGGTCAGTATCAATGATGAGGGTCTTGCCCGGAAGTGAATTTACAATAGTAGTATTGTGAGTTACTACAAACTCGTTGGATAAATATAGGCTTTCAGGATTGTCTACCTTAATACACATCATAGGTAGCTTCTTATCAAGCTTAGTAACTTTAGCAATACCTACCTTTTCATAACGTCTACGTAAGCAATTATTCTCAACACTTAGAGCACACTCTAGCTTTCGTGGTAGTGTGAATAATGATTTACGCTCACGTGGAGGTACTCTAATTCCAATATCATATCCTGTGCGTTTGCCTTCACGATTATCTACATAGACATGAGTCTCATAACCAAGACTTCTCACAAGGAATACTACATCATCTTTAAGTTTAGGACTCACTGTGTAATAAGATGGACTAGCACCACTATCATGATGTGTAATACTTCCATCATTATCCATAAGACCTTGTAGTAACTCTCTCCGGTTTTCAATGCCTGTGTAAAGATAGTCAGTAGGAATAAATTTCTCATGAGAGTATTTATCCAAAAGCTCTGAGAAAATTTCCTCGGTCTTTACTAAATGCCCATCTCTGTGGAAGGTATAGTTAAAATTCTTATCAGAGTTCTTTTTATAAGTAACTCCAAGGATACTTGCCACTTTCTCCACAACAAACAAATCATTAGAGCTTAGTGTAAGGTACTTAGACCGAAGAGCTCCATTTGCAATAAATGTTCCTACAACGTAGGGGTGTACTGGCAACTTATTATCCTCAAACTGAACATAATTGTGAGTAGGGATATAGAAGTGGCAGTGGTCTCGCCCATCTTTGTTTATAGTTACTCCATTATCAATAATGTGTCGAAGTGTGTGGTCTTTAAGACTGTTACGTGAGGTTACTGTAGTCCAGATATGTTCATCATTACAGATTACTGTACGTCCATCTGCTAGAGTTACCTCATAAGCGTCAAGCTCACCTTGGGGGAATGTGCCTACTACTTTTGTAGGTTTACCAAAACGGTCAAACACATAGTCACCTACTTTAAGGTCACCAAACCGCTTAGGGCCAGTAGGTGTATAGATTTTATTGTCTATGTACTCTGCCTTGCCTGAGGCAGGTCTACCATACACAATAGTAAGCTGGTGAAGTTTCACCTTTGTCAATGATTTTAATTTCATTGCAATATCTCCTTTTTGTTTAGTTCTAATATAGTGTATCACAGGGATTGGAGTAAGTCAATACCTTTTTGCTAAATTTTTACAAAAAATTCATCATTTTTTACATAAAATTGTAGAATGGTACTCGAACCATATTCTCTTAGGTTACTTCTTCCCCAATCATAGTTAATGTGCCCTGTGTTATTGATGATAAATTCAGGCGTATATCCATCTTTCTTATAGACATATATCTTATTACGCCCTTTGTTATACCTGTAGAAAGCTCTGAGGGTGAGCCTGCTTCCATAAGCCATTTCAGGGTCACGAAACTTCACCCATGGTAGCTTCCTATTTACCCGTCGAGCCATATCCACCTCTATTCTCATTCCCTAGGTGCTCCACAGGGAGGAAAATGAGGTCAGGCTGGTTCTTAACAATACGGAACTGACACACACGCTGACCTGCTTCAAGCTTCCCGTCTCGTGTGGCATAGAACATAGCTCCCCAAGTATCATCATCACCATTATAGTCATTATCAATGATACCCACAGAGTTAGTCAGCAACAGCCCTGTGTTCTTAAAGGTACTTGAGCGTGGATATACATGAGCTTCAAAGCCCTCAGGGAGCTCCATTGCTACCCCAAAGTCAATCTTCACAGTGTCTCCTGCCTTGTACTCAATTTCCTGAGGTACATACATGTCTACACAGTCCCCATGAACAGCCTGTGTCCCGAACGTATATTTAGTAGCCTTGTAGCGCACACGGATTAGCACATCTTTAGGTGAGAAAGTCTCCTTGTAGATTAGCCAAGGGAACAGCCCTCCGACTGCCCCAAGGACTAATGCCATAATTCCTACAGAAATTACAAACATTATTGACCTCCGTTGTTATCCACGTACTTAGTCTTCAAGGAAGCAATAAGCTCATCTAGGCTCTTATTAACCTTGGTATTAGCCTCAAGAGCTTCATCAAGCTTCTTACCATAGTTCTCTGTGGCTTTAGTAATCTTTGTGATACGTGCTTCTGAGTCTTTTTTCAACTTAGTAAATTTAGCCTCAACACTTTGTGTGTACAGGAATGAAAACCCAAGGGCAATAACCAAAGCAATGTTAATAATAGTGTTAATGTTTTTCTTAATGAATGTCATACTCATCTCCAATCAATTTGTTAATCAGGGTAATCATGTTATCAATACCCAATAGGTAACTTTCTGCCTCAGTTGTGAGCACAGAATTAGCAATAATCAAATACTGAGGATAGGTCATAGCCTTATACTCATCAAACTCAGGGAATTTTGCACAAGACACAGAGTAAAATACCCTTTCAGCCTCTTCCCTAGCCTTATGAAGGAACACAAGAGCCTTTTCAAGGTCATGTTTCCCATTCTTATCCTTATAGCGCCATACATATTTCACAGCTGAGGCAATTAAGGGGTTTAGCCCATAATGTAGCCAGAAGTCCCAGCACTCCATTTTATTACCCTTCTGTGTATAACGCTGAGGATTTCTAATTTCCTCCATCTTTAGCCTCCTGAACCGCTGAACGAAGCTCTAGGTCTTCTTCCTGCTGGTCTTTTCTTCCTTCAAAGTAAGCCTTCTGTGCCAAATCAACACTAGCGTCTTTTGTGATATAGCTCTGCTCAACCTCTTCAATAGGCATTGTGTGTTCTTGAATATGGTATGAGTAAGCTAATGCCCCAATTATAAAGCCTAGGGCTACGGCAAACAAGTATTTCCACATATCAGTCCCTCAATAAAATTCCAATAACTCCTAGTGAGAACACAGCAAGTCCTAGTCCCACAAATAGTAGTTGTAATGGTGTCTTCACATAAATCAGCAGTAAGAGTATTCCTGAGACAACTATGAGTGTACAGGATAAGATTAACAATACTCCCATGATATCTGCAAGAAGTTCTCTCCACATATCACTCTTCCTTCAAAAAGTTCTCACCTACAAAGGTATCAAAGTCCTCTGTGACAATTCCTTGCCATACCTTAAACAGCTCATCATAGATGTCAGGCATGTAGTCTCCATACTTATACATCTTGAACTCAGGATTTTGTTCAATCATTCTTACTAACATACAGAACTGCTCAAAGAACTCGTCACACAGAGCCTCACGGTAAGGCATATCAATAGCAAGGTACTTGTAGGCTCTGCCCACTAGCTTCTCCTTAGGATTGATACACTCAAACACAAAGTTTCGTACATTGTAGCCTAGCTTGGTCATTACATACATATACATGTTAGCCTGTAATGATAGTACCATTTTATCCTGTGCAGGTTTTGTGCTATAGGTCTTATAGTCAACCAAGGTCACAGAGCCGTCTTCATTAGTCCGAACTGCGTCCACATAGCCAATAAACCCTACCTCTGTGCCAAGACCAACTTCCTCTGAAATATCAAGAGTAATCTCTTTTTCAACCTCAGTAGTCTTGAACAGTCCTTCAAATCCGAAGTGCTCAAAGTAGCGCTCAGAGGCTCTAATCCCTCCGCCAATACTTTCCTGTGCAAAGTCCACAACAGAGGCTTGCTTTAGTGCTTCCTTGCTATCTGTGCCTGTAGCCACAAGCTCCATGACACGGTGCATAACTGTTCCTCTGTCCATATACACAGTGTTAATTTTACCTTCTTTTGGCTTATATTTTGCAATATACTTGCACCAGTGCTTCCATGGATTTTCTAGGTAAGTGTTTACCCTTGAAATACTATATCTGTTCATGATATTCCTCTTTCGTAATATACTGTGGATAGGCTATCCAATATTGAAGTCCGTTTCATAGTCCGTGGTTTGAACACAGACATACTATAAGGGTCTTCCTCTGAGTTTACAAAGCCTATCTTGAACTTATCCCTGTCAATCACAAAGGAATTTCTCATAAACTCAGGCTTTTCTAACATTTCCTCAAATGAGTCAGGCATAGGACCTTTAAATCTTACTAATTTATAATAGTCCTCTTCCATAATCTCATATAAGAACTCCTTGTGCTCATCATCAAGCTCCACTACTTTGTATCCGACACCATAGCTCTCCAGAGTCTTCTTAAACTCTCTCACCTGTGCCAGTACATTTATTCGTGTATTCTTTGTTGATAAGTAGTAAGGATTTGTTACAATCTCAACTACCAATTAGCTCCTCCTGTGTTACAATCAGCATGATTACATGATTTCTTGTAGTAATCTTTTTCACAGGGATAGTCTTGTCAAGTAACTTAAACTCCTTTGTGTGCTGTGTTGTAAAGCCATCAAAACGGTAACAGTAAGGCACTACAGTGTCATCATTCCGATAATAGGCAATCTCACACTGAGCATAAGGACTCATTAAATCAAGAATATCTCCTATTGCCATTGCTACTTCCCTTCCTGTTCTAGCTGGTCTGTAAGGCAGGCTGAGCACGGTGTCACAGGGAATCCTAGGAACATTGCAAGCACCTTATTCATTGCTCGTGATTGCTCAATAAAGCCATACTTAGCTTTAAGGTTAGATAGGTCTACCTGCCATACCTCAAAGGAAGTGATAACGGCTGTGAACATGTGCTTTAGAAGACACCACATATCAGGGTTACCTTCCTCATTAGCCTGCTCCTTTAGTAGCTTCATTGCCTTACGTCGGTTTTCTGTGGTTTCCTTCAAGAGAAGCTCAGTCTCTCTCAGAGCTTCGTCTACTTTCATAATCTCATCTTGGTCTTCCTTAGCGTTATCTGCATACCAGAATGAGAGCTTATCCTCATATTTCCTTACAAGGATATTCATGTGGTACTCAGAGGCACAGAGGTTCATGATATTTGTAATCAGGTCTTCTGTGATACCTACTGAGCTATCTTTGTTTACTGTCATTTCAGTTTAAGCTCCTTCATAAAGTTTTCTACATCTAGGTCATCTTCTTCAAAGTCTTCTTCATCTGACTCAATTACGTCAACATCTTTCACAGGAGCTTCTACTCCGAACAGCTCTTTCTGTAGCATTTCTTTGTATTCTGAGAGCTTGCGCTCATATTCCTGTGCATTAGGTGTCACACGCTCTGAGTATTCACGTAAAGCGTCAGCGATTACTTCGTTACGCTTAATCCCAAGATACCCTGAGATAGTAAGTAAGTTGTCTGAAAGCTCCTTAGGAAGCTCAATTTGCATTTTGATACTTGTCTTAGGCATTACAGTACCACCTCCTCAATTTCCTTCTTATCACCATAGTAAATTTTATAGTTCAGGGTAGTTTCCCTAATCATACACTCAAACATACAGGTATGTGAGATATATCTTACAAGGATATTATCCCCTACGTCTACTGAGAATTTTAGTGAGACATAGTTCTTAGGTAAGGCATGTTTGAGGTTAAATACCTCCATGGCTGACCAATACCGTCCAACATTATCCCCAAGCTCCTTCTTGATATACCCTGTGCCTTTAACCCAGTTATCCATGTAGTAGGTATTCTTGTCTGTGACTAGTACATACTTTGGATTGAACTCCTTCTGCTTTTCACAGTAGCCCTCAGGGTCTAGTAAGAAAGCCTTGCGATTTTGCTTCTTAATATCACGGTATTCCTGCTCTATGTAGCAATTTTTATCCCAGATTATCATGCTTAAACTCCTTTAGAGCCTTGTTTACCTCATTGAGGGTAACTCCAAGCTTTTCCTCTAGTAATTGATTAAGAGTTTCTTCTTGGGATACCTTATCTGCTAACTTAAGCGAGTATTTCACAGCGTTGGTTACATTCTGTGAGATAGGGTAAATATCAGAGTTCCCATTTAGGACAGCTTTCATTACCTCTTTATTAGTGAAAACATCAGTAACCTTTCGCACAGAGAAGGTGAGCAAATCATCTGTTACCAGAATATAGTCCCCCTCACTTGCTTGGTGCACATTACCCCCAGCATAGGTGTAGTGCTCATTGCCTTCCAGACATTCTACAATGTGTAGGCACTCAGGGATTATTCCCCATTTATTACAGTATTCTTCAATCATCTTTTCCTCCTTAGTGAAGTCCCCAGCCCTTGCCGATTTCCACGTCTGCTACAAGAGGCACTTCCATCTTTATTCCTTTCAGTATTGAAGGGTTTTCCATAATTTCTTTGGTTATAGCTGTAGCCTCCTCTGCGTAGTCCTCAGCTATCTCAAGTAGTATGGCGTCATGGACAGTTCCGATTACTCTACATTTTGAGTGGTCAATCTTATCTGAGTACACAATGTCTGCCATAGCTGACGTACACAGGTCGCTACCAAAACCTTGCACAGCTGAGTTTAGGGCTTGCCTCTCAGCAGAAGACCTCTTGAACCAATCATCAGACCAAATGTCCCTTAGGAAGCGTTTACGCCCTATAGGAGACTCTACATACCCATAACTTTGAGCAAAGTTGATGTTCTTCTTGTGCCACGCTGGTAGAGTATCATAAGCCTCAAAGAAATCATTACGCATACTTTCGGCTTCCTTTAAGGTCAGATTAAGTCCATAAGTTTTCGCATAATCCTTGTAGGACTTTGCTTGCATACCATACACCAGACCAAAGTTGAGCGATTTGGCGTTCACACGGTGCTGTTTCGCTGTATCTGCGTCTATTCCCTCTTCATGTCCATATATAAGTTCCATGGTTTTCGTATGGAGGTCACTACCTGACTTGTAGGCTTCTACCATGCTAGGGTCTTTTGAGAACTCAGCTACAATACGAAGCTCTAATTGCGAGTAATCTTGCTCGGATATGACATACCCCGGTCTAGCGTAGATAATTCCCCTTACCTTAGATATTTTTGGTACTTGCTGACAATACCTGTTACCCTAGAGGCTCTTTATCCCCTAGTTCTTATAGTTCATTTCCTATAAGTTCAGACTATATCATATTGGTTAAATAACCAACCCTTGCGCTCGTGTTACTCCGCATTAAGCGTTTCTTAGTCGTTACACCTTCCTCTGTGAGGCTTGGCACGGTATTGGCAATCTCAGCGTTCACCGTTTTCACAAGGTTTAACGAGCCCTCAGCATATTTAAGGTTCGGGTTTGAGCAGGTTGTCCTTCCTGTCCTAGCTGTGATATTAAAGCTAGGGTGAATTTGCCCGTCTACCGCTATCTCGTCCCATGACTTGATAAACGTATCCAGCTTCGTCAGTCTCTTATACTCTCTCAGGTTCTTAGCGACTTCACTCACAGCTGACAGCTCCACAAGGGTTTCATCATCTGTGCTAGGATTTCCTGAGCCACTCTTCTTCACAGGTTTCAGTCCTAGTGACTTTCCAACCTCTTCCCCATCTACAATCACAGGAGCACCCTTCTTACCAAATAATACCTTGGCTACCTGCTGTGTTGAGTTCCAGTTGATTTCAGCCACTTCATTAAGCTCTTCAAGGAGCTCTGTGTACTCAGCCCTTAGCTGTTCACTTACCTCGCCCCTCTTAGGGTCAAGATAAATTCCCTGTTTCTCAATGATAGAGTAGGCTTTGTAGGCTCTCATTTCATGCTTATATACCTTAATCATCTTGTACTTTGTGATGATTTTCTTGAATATAGGTACTAGCTTGAGCGTGTATCGTGTGTCCTTCTTTCCATAGACAACTAGCTTCTTGTTATTAGCCTCTACAAGCTCCTGTGTCACGTCTTTTAGCGTCTCTAGTACAATCATACTATCAAGACTTTCAAACGCCTTACAGAGCCTGTCAGTGGCTTCTACGGACATTCCTGAGATAAGTATATCTCCTTCAAGTTCATCATAGACCTGCTGAGCTAATTTATTCATGGCTGTACGGTCTTTGTGTACCCATTTTCGAGTTACATCAAACGTTCCATCACCATTGTCAATTAGGTCACAGGCGTTCTTCTGTGCCTTGGTTTTTAGCCCATCTAGGAAAGCCTTGGCATTTTCCTCAGTAGTCTGTTCCATGACAAGCTCTACTCCTGTGAAATACTTTGTGATAAAGCCTTTGAGTGTAGTCAAGCTGTCTCGCTTACCTGAGACTTTTATTTCCTTGCTCACATCATAATCATCACCAAAGTATTTTACCACAAGAGGCTTCAAGCCAAGCTCTACTTCACCAGATACATGAGCCAGCACCTGTGTATCCATGTAAAGCTCCATGAATACTCCTGTGTGAACATATAGAAACAGAATATCAAACTTACCATTGTGAGTGACCATGTTTAGCTTAGCTATGGCTTTCAGGAAGGCTTTCCATTCCTCTTTAGTGTACTGTTCCCACCAGATGAAATGGTCATATTCCTTCCCATTAAAGTCATAGCTGATTTGCACAGAGACTATTTTGTCCCTATACCTATCTAGCCCTGTGGTTTCAATGTCTAGGGAAAAGAGCTCTACCGTTGATAGCCGTTTGGCAAGCACCATTAAGTCTCTTTTCTTCATATTACCGTCCTGTCAGTGTATAGTAAGCTCCTGTGCCCATCATAGCTCCTGCAAAGTAAAATACTACTGCTGAAAAGAAGCTGATAACTCCAATCAAAGGACCTACATTAACCAGCTCAGGAGCAAGCAGGCTTCCCATAGCGATATACATTGCAAAACTAGCAGGTACACAGAACAGTAAAGTGATTGCTGTTCCTAATACCCAAGCCATAAATTTCTTCATTATCTCATTCCTCGTCTTTCTTCTGCCTCGTTGGCAAGTCTTATACATTCTGCTACATGATTGTGCATGTGTATTAAACTCTTCTTCACAGTGGACATTCTCAGCAATACCTCTTGGTAGTAGTTGCCTACAGCCTCAGAGCCTCTAAAGTACATTTCATCTAGGTAGGATAGCTTTAGGAAATATCCATTACCGGCGTCATATACACTCTTTATGAGCTTTCTAGGCACATAGGCTACTGTGGCTCTTTCCATGTTAGGGAGGCTGAGCTCTACATAGTCTTTCTTAGCAAAGAACTTTACACATGACTTCTGAATATACAGATATTTCCATTCTTTAGCCATCTTACCTCCTTATTTACGCTTGCTAAGTGGTAATAGTAGAGAAGCAATCAGACCTACAATAGCTCCAATCACTAAGTACATAATATTGTCTTTTGAGCCTGTCTTAGGTAATACCTTCTTGTCCTGTGACTTAACCTCAGCACTAGCAGGAGGCAATTCCTCTTGTGTTGGAGGTGTCTTAGGCTCTTCCGTCGGTACATCAGGCACATCAAGCTCTGGTAACTCATGCACAGGAGCTGGTGGCAATACTGGTACATCATCAATATTGATTTCAGGAAGGTCTAGCACAGGAGGGTCATTTGGGACTACGCCTCCCTCAAACTCCGGAATGTCATACACAGGAGCTGGCGGTACATCATAAGTGAATGGGCGAACCTTGCCTTTAGCTGTACCTGTAGCGTTAGCCACTGTGATTTCCCGTTCAAATGAGTATTCTTGTCCCATGGCTGTAAAGCTCAGCACGTTCACAGGGTTTTGGAGTTTGTTTTTCAAACGTGTTTTGTATTCTACACTGATAATGTTTTGAACATCAGGCAAGCTAAACTTAAAACCATTCTTGTAGAATTGAACACCAACTTCTGAGAGAGGAATTTCTCTAATCCCTACCCAAGGCTCTGCTGATGAAAGCTCAAAGATACGCATAGAACCTTCAACGTACTCGTTGTTGCCATCCCACGTATCGGAGACATTCACATCTGTGAGGTGGTGTTTAACAAAGTTCACCCGTCCTCCCCATTGCACAAGGGAAGGGTCGTCTTTATCTTGCCAGCCCCACTTAGCCACGATTTCCTGTGAGTTTGCAGGTGTTTGAGGCTTAACCTCTGCCTGAGATACAATAGTACCATTGAAGCTGAGGTCATATTTCTGTCCTTCTGTGACTACCTCTTTCTTCCACATGGTCTTAAGTGTCATGTCAAAGCTCTTGTCAAGAGGGTGCTCACTAAAGTAGCTGTTAAACGTGGTTGTAACTGACTGTGTGTCATTAGAAGCGACTGCACGTCCTACTACGTTACCCTCAGGGCTTGTTACATCAAATTCCTGTGTAGTAGTCCATTGGAGCTGTTCAGGTAGAGTGTAGGTGAGTGTATCACCCTCGTTAATCTCTACCTCATCGGGAATTTCCGTGTTATATGTCAAATCTTTGTTGACATAAGTTTCAGCAGCCTCTGAGCTGTATGTAATTTCAGGCTCTGTGACCTTAATCTGAGTACCTTCTTTAGCAACCTCACTTGCCAGTACGTTAGGAGCTACCAAAAGCCCTGCTAAAACAATCATTCCTGCTGTAAATTTCATTTTATTCATTGTTATCTCCATATCCTATCATATTTTTATTTTCATAAATATTTCCAACTACTTCACAGTTCTTAGAAATATAGTCATAGTTAAAGTTTTCATACCAAGTATGTTCTTCATAGGACTTATCTAAATAAAATCCTACTGACTTAGCCTTAGCTCCAAAATCTTCTTCATATACCCAACTACCATATTTCACAGTTGAGTTAAATACACCTGTTTCTGTAATCAGGTCACCTTCAAAGATTTCCTTGTCATTCTTATCCTTAACTCCAGTGGAGCGAATAAACTCTACTTCATCAAATCCGAAAGTACCACTTTCCTCTATACCCCAGCACAAGTCAATCTCTGATGTATCATACCCTATAGCTTCTATACAATCAGCGAAGCAATTATACTCTTTAATCCACACCTTAAACTCTGGTATCATTGTTTCAACTCCTCTACAGATACACCATCACAAAAGAACACCCAGCCAAAGCCAGCTTCTTCTAGTCCCTCTTTTGTATGCCAAAGGTTAAAGCTTGCTCCAGCCATATTAGCTCCCATGTACCAATTATCAAACTGTGTATTATGCTTAAGGTAGTTGTACCCCTTTTTTACTCCTTTGATAAATACCTTATACCTAGGACATTCCCTAACTGTGTAGCCAAAAAGCCATGCTCTAGCGAACTCATCTTGGTTATGTCTAACCCACTCTAGGGCTTCTGAAATGTTACCTTCAAAATCTTCTAAATAATCCCTCATTGCAGAACCGTAAGGAGACATTACCTCTAAAATTCTAAATCCATTGTCCTTACAGAATTTAATCCAATCTGCCACATGCTTTGGCACTACCTGTTTTTCAGTCATAAGCTTTCGCCCTCCATGTTATCGTTAATTCATATCCCCCACAATGTTCACACTCATAGGGAACATGGTCTAAAATGGTTTCATATTCTTTTTCACAATCCTTACAATAATAATCATATACTATCATTTGTCCGGACCTTTCTTGATTAGCTGACCAAAATCAGCTTCCTCGTCGCTTAGGTACTGTAGCTTAGCACCCCTAGGGTCGTCAACCTGTAGGATATAAACATCACCAGACCTAAAGTTACGGAAATAAGTTGTCATTTTCGAGGTAGTAGCTCCCTTACGTTGCAAGGTAATCATACTTTCATACCAGCCCTCAATGAATGTAGAGCCATATAAGTCGCTTGTGCCCACCTTACCTCCACGCTCAATCTTGCGTGTGTGATGTACTATAATCACAGAGCACCCTGTCTCATCACGGAACTCAGATACTGCCCGTAGCCTATCAGCCACATCTTGGTGCTTGTTAATGTCACCAGAGCCAAACAGCAAGTACATTGGGTCTAGTATCAGTAGCTTAATGTCGTTCTTCTTAACAAAGGACTTTAAATGATGTATCCGGTCTAAGAACACAGGAGCTTCTGTGTAGTATATTGGTAAGTCCTCTGTACCTGCCATGGTTTTGAGTTTAGCCTTCTCCATACTAGGATTATTTTCCCCTTGCACAATGAGAACTCCTCCCTGCTTAACCTTGTGACCATCAAAGTCTCGTCCTGTAGCCACTGACACAGCCATATTAAGCGTTAGAGTCGATTTAAAGCTCTTAGAAGGTGCTCCAATGATACCGACTGAGTGATTAGCCCACAGACCCTCAATCAGCCAGAAATCTTTGCCATCCCATTCCTCAATATCTTTAAGAGCTAGGATTTTAACCTTCTCATTGTTAGCCTTTGTGACCCCTCCTGTATGTACTTTACCGAATGAGGACATTCTGTCACTAGGTCGCTTATCAGGCTCTAGCTTGGCAAACACTCTGTGAATTTCCTTCTGTAAGGCTTTCTCAGTCTTGTATTTGCTCATGGCAATGTCTGAGTTCAGTAGCACAAAGTAGACCTCTTCTTTTCTTGCTCCTGCATTAATCATTTTCTGCTCAATCAGGAAGCAATACTCACTCCGGTCAGTTCCAACTACCTTGTTATCAAACACAGAGGCTAGGTCATATCGGTCAAGTAGCTCGTTCAGGTCAAAACGTCTTTTCTTAATCTCACCAGTTTCAGCCACAGCTGTCTTAGCTTGTTTAAAGAATTTCTTAAGAAGTTTGATGAACTCTGACTTGCGGAACACTGTTCCCTCACCCTGTAATCCTGTGATATTGAAATCACTTTTATACTTGTGATTGACTGTCTGAGGCACACGGTAGTAGTGCACAATGTCTGAGCTTGTCTTATCAAATCCATACTTTTGTACCAGTGTTCTAGCCACCTTCTCATGCTCATCAGGGGTTAGCGGATTATCCAAAATCCATACACCTTGGTACTTTTTAGGACTAGTCTCCCAGATATAGCTAGGCTTAAAATACTTTTCAGGTACTCTTGCCCCGTCAATATCCATGAACACAAGGTAAGTCTCCTGTGCGTTCTCCTTAAGGCGTTTCTTGCCTTTGATAGGTGTAGGACAGATGTAGAGCTCAGCCTTTTTCCTCTGTGAGCCTAGGTACTTTTTGAGAGCTTTCAGACTGATTGAGGTTTCCACAAAGTCCCTTGCAAATCGCTTCTTAAGGTCTTTTTCATTCGTGAACTTGTAATTGAGTCCCACTTTTACCTCATCATCAGGTCCAAAGTTCTTGGCTAGCACCTCCTCAATAAAAATATTAATCGTCATAATTTTCCTCTCCTATCCAATGTATCCCAAGTGCCTGAGCGTCCTCGTCAGCCTCAATATCATAAGGGTTATAGGACATATCAATCTCAGGTAAGCCATGTTTCCTACGGAAAGCATTTCCATGACCACCGGGATATTTCAGTTCTTCTTCTAGCATTTCTCGGTCAAGTTCTTCTGTTTTCTTAACCCACAGGTTGCTTTCACCTCGTTCTGCATAGCTGTACCAGTCCTCATAATCGTCTTGGTCTTCTACAAGGTCAGGGATTTCTACCAGAGACATGTGTAGGTTGCCTTCTGTGCCCTCTACAGGAATTTCAGCATACCTCTTGCCCTGATACTTGACAATCTCAAACCAGCCGATATATGAGGTCACAGGCTCGTCACTGTCGCTCTCTGTGCTAAATGTTTCATGTGAAACACTCTGTGCTAGGACAGGTTCACTATAGAACTCATCAGGTACACCAGCAAGAGCCAGCTTCTCCTGTGTGCTTCTGAGTGGGATTGTAACCATGTTTACACAAGGGCGCATAATATCTACCAGAGCCATGAAAACGTCGTTACAAGAACGTTTTAGAGAGCGTAGCCATGATTTAACAAGCTGTAGCTTAGTGCTATCCATGGTCTTGTTAGTGGGGTGTAGAGTCTCCTTATATTCACAGTACCAGCTGTCTGATTTCTCAAACGTGATAGCCTCCTTAATCAGGCTGTTCTCAGGCATGATACTGTAGATAAGCTCTGCTGTTTCCTGTGCTGTAGGGGCTTCTTGCTGTAAGAATAGTCCATTCACAGTGATTGATACTCCTTGTCCGGTTACACGCTTCCGTGTTAGGATACCAAGCTCTTCTAGCAGGCTCAATGTGTTTGTCAGAGTAGACCGGCTCATATTAAACACAGAGGCGATATTCTCTAACTTATCTGGTGCAAAGTTGTAATCCTCTCCGAGCTTGCCTTCTTTTCGAGCTTGTGAGTTGAAAGCTGATAGGAACACAAGAGCGTTATAAGGCAATCTGAGCTTACCAGACCACCAAGTCTGCATTGCTAGGTAGCTTGTGCTCTCTTCCTCAATATCCCAATAGAGCTTATCAGGCATAACTTTTCTAGCCCAATACTCCGCTCCGTCACGTCTTCCCCAGCCCCAACGTAAAAGCTCTTTGTCATAAAGGCTCTTGATACCAGCTGTGAAAGTTCGTGAGTTCATTTTGAGAATGTCATACACATATTCCTGTGTAAAGTAGTTCTCCATCTGACCTCTTGAAATTTGACTATAATAAAGACCAAACAAGACAAGCTCTGCTTTGTTCTCAATTTGGTCTAGTGCGTTTGCAGGTATTTTAATGTATTCCATATTGTCTCCTTTCTCCTGCCGATAATTCCATTATACCCCTTAATTTTTAAAAGTCAATACCTTTTTGCAAATTATTTGAATTTATTTTTGGATATAACACTCTTAAGAGCATATTCCCTTACCCACCAAGTAGATTTTATTGAACCATATCTCTTTTGATAAACCTCTGTGTCTCCATTAGTTTTCTTAAGCTCATCAAAGAAGCCTAGCTTATAGGAAGAACCATCAATATTAAGTATTATACCTAGTTTTCCTCTTGTATTATTATCTTCCCAGTCTCTTGTGACTAATACTGTTTTCCCTTGTTTAAACATACTTCACCTCACTTAAATTTATTACTAGTAAATTGAGTGTCTACATATTCATTTCTAGCTATCCAAGAAGAATACCCATTACCGTCCTTATCCCAAACCAAATCATCTGTTATTTCAAAAGTAACACCAGTAATTTTAACTCTGTAGGGGTATTTTACATTGGCAAGGCAATCATCATCATCAACTACTACAGTTCCCCAAGTGTACTCTGTAAGATCCAGCTCCTCACTAGGCTTAAGTCTTATCCTATCACCTACTTTAAATCTTCTAGCCATAGTTACCTCCTATTTAAATTTGGTATTTGTATAATTATTAGTAAGCTCTAGTCCTCTAGGGCCAAACCACCAAGTAGCTTTTAATTCCGGATATTCATTTACAAAGTATTCCAGCTCATAGTTTGTCTGCACACCTTCACAGAAGAAGCCTACTACATGTCCTCTGTCCCTATTGGCTATTATAATACCTACCTTCCCTAAAGCTGTATCATTAAAGCTGTCCATTATACA